CTTCCGATCTAGAATCTATGGATATGGAAAAGATTAAAGGCTTATTAGAAGTATTTGGAGTTACTAATTCTGTAAATATTGGAGGATAATTAATATGCCTTTACCAATAGTTTATCCTAAACGAAAAAAATGGTATGAAAAAACTGCTGGTGCTCGATGGGAAATAGATGAAAAAACTTTAAAAAAAAACACTGAAGATTTTTTACAAATTAAAAGGTGGAAATTTTTTAAAGATTTTGAGTTTACTAAAGGATTTTTAGATTATTTTAAAAATGATTTAATGGCTATTCAACGATGGGCGTCTTATAATTGTACTAGAAAACTTAAAGAATTAGTAGAGAAAAGACGGTATGTCATGTATACACGTGAAGGTAATTCAACTGGTTCTTTTTATTATGATAGAGATGGGCGTTTCCCTACGGTTTTTAATGTGTTTGTATTTATAAAAGATAATCGTTTGGTATATAAAATTCATTATTTTTATCAAGATTTAAAAATAAGACGGTGGAATAGGAGAGAAGAATCTTTGCCACGTTATTTAAGTTTATACGGTATTGATAAACGTGATGATTTGCCTGATATATTAAATACTCCTGTTACTTTATATCATAATAGTGATGACCTTCGTTTTAAGCATAGAACCAGAAGATTTAAACGTAAAGTTGGCAAAAGAGAAGGTCGTTATTTTGAAGTGTTTGATAACTGGTTTAGGACTGAAATGTATAATTATTTTTTAAAAAAATGTGAAGAAAAAGGATTCCTTTAATCATATCTAAAGGTGGTGAGAATAAATGGCAGATACTTGGCATGGTTCTATAAGACAATTAAGAGATGGTCTTGATGCTTTACAAAATCAATTAAATCATTTAATAGAATCAAGGGAAAAACTAGAACATTTTGGCGGAAGTTTAGAGTATGTTCAAAAGTTACAAAAAGAAATTGAACGTTTACAAAGACTTGAACAGCAATATAGACGTCATACCAATACAACAGGAGCTGGTGGTGTATCTAATAATACTCTTAATAGAGAAATTGCTGCCGTAGACAGAGAGCGTGAAAAGATATTAAACAGTCTTAGAACCGCTTCAGATAAAGCAGATGCTGCACAAACACGTCTTGGGGAAAGCACGAAGTCCTTAATCAATGATATGCAGTTGTATTATAGGAAAAATCAAGAGATTATTTCTCAAAGTCCTACATTGCTTTCTGGGTTTAATGACCTTAGTAGTCGCCTTGCTTTTATTTCAAGCAAAGATGGTTTGCAAGGCGTTACTCAAGAATTTAAAGCCTATCAAATAGAAGTTTCTGAGGCACGGGTTAAAGCTAAAACATTAGAAAACGAAACACGAAATCTTAACGAGAGAACTAAAGACTTAAAAGATAATATAGATTTATATTATAGAAAAAATAAAGATGTTATTTCTCAGAGTGATGATTTGATTTCTAGGTTAAACAATATCGCTCGTTCATTTGCTTCTATAAAAACAGAAGACGATTTGCGAGCAACTACTCAAGAGTTTAAAACATATAAATTAGAAGTTACTGATTTTACGAAAGAGCAAGAGGCAGCTCATAAAAAACTACAAAAAGAAGCCGACGAAAGAATCAAGAAAATAGAAAAGCAAAAGGGAATGACACAAAAACTGAGGGAAGAAGCTGAAAAAGCAGTAAAGTCTCAGTTGAAAGAGCTTGATAATATGACGAACGCCATGGTCAATAAAGCAATTAATGACGCATGGAGGGAAGTAGTTAGGCTTATTGGAGAAGCAGTTAGAGTTACAAAACAATTAGATTCTGAATTAGTAGAAATTAAAAAGGTTACATCTCTTACTTCTGAAGAAATGAACCTTTTTGTTAGGAATATTCAAAAGATAGGGAATAAAACCGCTACTGTTACATCAGATTTATTAGAAGCTTCAACCGCTTTTGCCAGAAGTGGGTTCTCTCAAGAACAAGTGGTGTCTTTAACAGAAGAAGCTGCTGTATTAAAAAATGTATCTGATGGTATAACGGATATGTCACAGGCTGCACAGACATTAATATCTGTTATGAAAGCCTACAATATTCCTGCAGAAAAAGCAAGAGATATTACTGACCAATTAAACGCAATAAGTAATAATGCCGCTATTTCATTTGATGATTTGGCAGAAGGTATTACAAGAGTTGGTTCTGTATTCTCTAGTCAAGATACTAGTATTGCACAATTAAGTGGATTATTAACTGGTGCAAATGAAATTTTGCAAGATATATCAAAAACTTCTAATGGGTTGAAAACTATTTCTCAAAGATTAAGAGGAATTAGTGAAAAAACAGATGAAGAAGGCGTTTCTGTTGCAAAATTACAAGCTCTTGTAAGTAGTATTACCTCTAAATATGGAGAAGCTGTTCGTATTACTGATGCTAATACTAAACAATTAAGAGGAACATATGATATCTTATCAGATTTAGCTGCGGTTTGGGACAGAATGAGCAAAAATGAACAGCAATTATTAGGAGAAAAAATCGCTGGTAAAAATCAGATAACTGTATTACAGGCTCTTTTAAATAACTGGGAAAGTGTTGAGAATGCCATGTCTCAAGCACGGGGTTCTGCTGGCTCCGCAGAAAAAGAGCAAGAGAACTATTTAAATTCTTTAACTGGAGCTCTTACTCAATTAAAAGCAAGTTGGGAGAATTTATTGGCTATAGGAGATAATGCTTTCTTTGTTACAATTATTAAAGGGCTTACTCGGATTATAGACAAACTTAATGAAATAAAAATACTTATACCAGCTATTGTTGGGACTGTTTCTATATTGAAAAGCTTAAGTTTTGCTGGCAACTTTATTAAAAAAGTTGACGACATAAAAGACAAAATGAAGGAATTTAATATTTCTATAGAAACAGTTGGTAGTGGTATAGGCAAGATGACACTGGGTCTTATAGATAATAAGGACGCAATAGCCAAAATAGCAACTGTTATTCCTAAAATTGGCATGCGGGCAGGTGCTATTGGACTAGTGATTACTGCCATATCTTATTTATCTAAAAAAGCAAAAGAGGCAGAAAGTGCTTTTGTTAATAATGTTAATGAAAGCATGAGTGCTGTCGAAGAATTAAAGAATAAAATAAAAGATATTGAAGATAATATTTCTAATACTGGTGGACAAGTTTTTGAAAGTCAGAAGGAAGAATTAGAGTCTTTAAGAAATGAATTAGTTGCTGCTGAATACGAAAATGAAAAGGCTTTGAACGAATTGGGACAATTTGTTCGTAACCAAATGTATGCAACTGGTGGTTCTGTAAGTGCTGGTAAAGTTGACATAAATACAGACAATTTAAAAATGAAGTTTGATATGTCTACTTTAGATGAATATTTAAAATATTTAAACGAAGCAGAGGATATCACTAAAGAAAAAATAGGAGAAATTGCTTCTTATTTAAAAAACGCCAATACAAAAACTTTTGTTGAATTGTATGAAGGCGGTCATATAGCTGTTGATGAGCTTACTGGATTATTTTATGAAAAAATTATTGATTTAAATAATAAAATAACAGAAGCTCTAGAAAAAAATGATAAATTATTAACTTTAGGTATTACTAAAGAATCTGTTGAAGAGACCCTTAAAGAACTTTTTGGTTCTTTAGATTGGGACAAAATTGCTGATAGTGTTGATGAATTAGATATTAATACTGTTTATAGAAAATTTTTCCCTGATATGCGGGAACGTCTTCGTGAATGGAACCTTACATCTGAGGTAATTAGATATAATCAAGAAATTTATGATGGGCTTGTTTCTTTAGCAGATAGGATGCATGCAGTTAATGAAGATAATATAGAGCAATGGAAACAAGAATATACTACTTTGTTGGCTGTAGACAGAGGCTTAAAAGAATATGTTGACTTATATGAGATGGCGACTGGTGAAATATCGGCAAATAATCTTATTACTATTTTGGATAATTGGGAAGATTATATTGATGTTTTAACAGTAGAAAATGGTCAATTAAAGATAAGCAAAGAGTTAGTCCTTCAGAAAGCTAAATTACAAATATTAAGTTTAAAGGAAGAATTAGAGAAAAGAAGTCTTAATGCCCAACAGCAAATTGCAGAACTTAAGTTAGACAAAATAGCACAGCAAGCTCTTATTGATGCAATCAAATTAAAAATAGAGAATGCAAAAGCAGACGTGGCCGCAGCTAAACAAGCCATTGCTAGTGGTGATGCTGCAATTAAAACCCAAGAAGCGTTAAACGCTTCTATTGACAGAACTCGTCAATTAAAGAGACAAACTTTATTAGCGGATAGAGGCATAATATCTGATGACGCTTTACAAGAATATAGAAAAATGTCCTTTGACGTTATGGGTCTTACTAGTTATGTTAGTAGGTTAGAGGCACAATTGAGTACAGCTCAATCTCGACTTGATGAAACATCTAAGGCTATTGATAATGCTGAAGGATATGTAGAAGCATTAAAGTCTCAAATTGAGGCTTTAGATAATTTAGATATTGATAAATTATTAAGGGATGCTGCTTCTGGTACTTCTAGGGCAGCTTCTAGTACTTCTAAAGCAGCTGAGGCTACTAAGCAGCTCAATGAAGAACTTAATAAATTAAAGAATTTATTGTCAGCTTTACAGAAGCAAATGTCTGATACTACAGATGTTTATCAAAAAGTTCAGGCAGCTATGAAAGATATTATTGAGGCTGAGATTGATGCTCTGGAAGAAGAGAACGATGCATTAGATGAAGGTGTTAAATATTATAATGCTCGCATAAAACTTATTGAAGAATATTATGATAGTGGTATTGATAAGTTAAAAGAGCAACAAAAGGCTGCTGAAGAGGCCAATGAAGCAGAACAACAAGCTTTAAAGGATAAAATAGATGCTTTAAAAGAATCTACTAAAGAATATGAAAAGCAAAATAAGGCACAGCAAGATAATATTGATGTAGAGGTTCAAGCATTAGAAGACCAAATTAAGGCTATTGAAGAAGCTAATAAGGCCAGAGAAGACGAAGTAGATATGCAACAGAGACTGTTGGATATTGAAAAGGCTCGTCTTGCTGCTGAAAAAGCTAAAGATGCTTATGAGGCTGCTAAGAGAAGTAAGACAGTCAGGACTTATGATGCAGAACGTGGTTGGGTTTATACTGCCGACCAAGGCGCTGTTAACGCTGCTTATGGTGAGTATACATCTGCACAACGGAATTATGAAAAGCTTCAGGAAGAGTTAGCAAAGATTCAAGCTGATGCTCAAGTTCAAGCAGAAAAAGATGCTATTCAGGCACAAATAGACGCCTTAAAGGAACAGAAAGAATCTTTAAAAGAATTACTTGACAAAACAAAAGAAGACGCTGACAAGCAAGAAGAAGACTGGAACGCAGAGATTGACGTCCTTAAAGAACAAAAGGATGCTATAAGTGAAAGCTTTGAAAAACAAATCGACGAACTTGAGAAACAATCTGATTCATTATCAAATATCGAAGATGATGTTGAAAGAATGTTAGATAAATATCTTAATGATGAAGATGTTTTAGCTTGGGTTGAGGCTTATAAAGCAGCTTCTGAAGAAGAGCGTCGGGCAATGGAGGCAGAGCTGAGGAATGAATGGGCTGCTAATAGAAAGAGTGTCCTCTCTAATGAAGAACAAATTGACCAACTTAAAGATTTGTTAACTAAAGTTAATGACATGCTTAAGACTACAGAATCTGTATTAGAATCTGAAGGCGTTAAGGCGTGGTTAGAAAGCTTTAAGGGTGGGGATTATAATCAGAGAGATGACATGATTACAGAAATGCGTGATGCATATTTAGATTTTGTCACAGCTCAGCAAGCAGAAATTGATAAGGTTCAAGCTTCTATTGATAAGTTAGAAGGTACTATTAATGTTACTAATCAGTTGTTGGCTAATTGGGGTACAGGTAAGAGCAACACTCCTGTTAATAGTTATGCTAACGGTGGTGTTGTAGATTCTGGATTATTAATGAATACTGGTATGTTAAGTAATAGAGTAAAAGTTCATGGCACTCCTAGTAGTCCAGAAGTTATTTTAAATGGTAGACAACAGGCTAATTTGTTGTATAGATTAGGTCAACAAAAACCTAGTGTTATAAATAATAATAATGCAGGTGCAAGCAGTAGTTCTGTTTATGTAGCGAATTTAACTATTCAGGCAGACAGTAATGATACATTAAGAGGATTATTGTTACAGGCAAGACAGTTAGCTGTTGTTGGTTAATATTAAATAAGGGGAGTTTAAATACTCCCCTTAACATATAAGAAAAATAGAAAGGGTGATAAAATGGCTTTAGTATATAGACCTAATGCCTTATATATGTCTCCAAAGAATGAAAGTGTAGACGTAACTAATGGCGTAAATTTTTCTTTTACATTTAAAGGTTACCAGATGAATAATGCTATTGGCCAACTATATCAGAATAGCAATATAGGTGAGTGGACTAAATTAGGGAATAGTTTTGATTTTGCTTCTGGCAATGCCCCTTATTATAATAATCAGAAAATAGAATTTAATAGTAATAGTAATACAAACGTTCAGAATAATATGGTTAATAATGCTAATAGTGTGTTAGGTTGGGGCGTAACAGTATATGGTATTCCTTCTACACAAAATGCTACTGCTAATAATAGAATGGTTCCTTCTGTTAGAGGATTTGAAAGTGGTGATACAGTAGCCGTTTATACAGGTTCTGGAACTACTACACCATATTATTTTAATTATATTGGTAGCTATGATTCTAAATTATCTTTAGGTACTGTGAATACAGGAACAGATGCTGAAGGAACAGATATTAATAATACATTCTCTGTATCTGAGGCGGTATATATCAATCTTACTACTGGTGATAAAATACAAGAAAGTAAATCAAGTACTGCTTATTATATATATAAGGTTAATGAGGGTGCTTCTAATCCTATTGGATATTATATAAAAGTGTATGATACATTAGCTCATGCACAGGCAGGCGGTACAACTGGTATAATTACCACAGCAGTTGCTAATAAGACTTTTTATGTTAACGCTGTTATTGTAACAAATTCTAATACTTTTTATGTTGGGGTTGTTGGTGGTAATGTAATAACTTTATATACTACAAAAGAAGCATCATTACAAGGTGTAGAAGAAGCTATAGTTACTTTAACTAATGGTTCTACATATACCATACAAGCATTTGAAAATTCTCAAATCGTACAGTTTACACCTTTAATTGCTAACTCTATTGTGTTTGATTTAGACGATGTATATGGAACAAATAGAGGAGTAACTTTAACGTTAAGTGATAATAACATCTATACATATTCTTCTGCTAATACTTTATTTACAGGACAACAATTGACTGCTACTAATGGAACAGATAATAAAACATATTATATTAGAGTGTGGGAGAATAATCCTAATACGCTTTCGTTATTTACAAATAGACAGGCTGCTCTTGGTAATAACTCTACATATTTAACTTTATTAGATTCAGGATATAATAATGTTTATTTGTCTGAAGTATTACAAAATAATAAGACATTTACAGTTGGTTGGGCTGATGAAAATAATATTCCAATGATTACTAGTTGGGAAGCAATTTTATATAGTGTAAAGTTTGATGACACTAATAATATTAAGAGTAGAAACATTATTGAAAAAAGTGGAATACAATATAATGGTAATGTTAAATATGAATTTGAACATTTACTTTTAAGTTTTGCTTCAAATTTAGGAGCAAAAGACAGTAGTAATTTTGGCAGATATATGGTTGAATTTAATCTTGTAGACAGTACAGGATTTGAATATACAGGCTCTTTATTATTTGATGTTGGATATGAAGTTGCTTTTACTTCTTATTCTCCTAGTGCTATTGTTAATAATTGTGATAGTTCAGTATCAGTACAATGGGATAATGCTGTTGCAATAAAAGGTGAATCTCAAGACGGTGGTGTTGGGCAAATTAAAGATTATTTATATGCTGGGAATTATGGTGCATTAATTAATCAGAATAATAGTGTTACATATGATGTTAATATTCCTGAAAATAGTTTCCCAACATTTTTATTCCAGCCTTCTGCTGGATTTAATGGTACAATTGTATCATTAGATGGCGACACTGAAAGTGCAGTATTAAGATATGACGTAATTGCTGGTAATGGTGTATTTACTTTTTCAATTACCACAAAAGCTTTAGGTTCTACAGTAAATACAATTGTTAATACTGATGTTAATTTATTAGATAATAGTAAAGTATATTTAATTGGATATGCTGAAGGGGAAATATATATTAGAGAATATGCAGATGCTTCTGGAGCATTAACCGAAACATCTGCTTCTGGTACTACAATTAATATTGATGGCACTGTTTATCATGAGCCTTTAGACATTACACTACAAGGCAACACCACCCAAGACGGAACACCAACACCAACCTCACCAATAGAGGTGGTAAACGTTAAAGGGGATAATGAGGTTAAGGTTGTAGGGAAGAACTTACAAGATATATCGTTGAGAGATAATTTATCGAGTATAACTTTTAGTGGAGTTACACTTGATTATAATGCTACAAAGTTTAGAATACACGGAACGGCAACGGCAAGTGGTGGAAGAACAACGTTGACGTTATTGAAAACGTCTTTAACACGGGGAACTTACACAATATCGGCTCAAAACATAGCGGGGACAATAGGGACTTTATACGGATATTTGCATAATTCAAGCAACACAATAATCGGTATGGCTTTTGGCTTTGTAGGAACAACAACCTCAACCACAGTGACAGTCACAGAAAGTGGCGAATATTACATAGGTTTTAATGTTACAAGTGGCGAAACGTATGACGTATATTTCAATATTCAGTTAGAACACGGCACAACGCAAACAACATACGAGCCATACACAGAACAGAGTTACCCTATTAATTTACCAGTTGAGAACTTATGGAACAACGAAAAAGCCGTCACCGATAGCAATAACGCAGAGGTTTATATTGATGGCGAATGGTTGCGTTTTAGAACTGGCTCAGCAAGGCTCATTTATAACATTGAAAGCACAGAGCGACTGACTTTTCAGGCTATATTCAAAAGCGAAGTAACTACCGAAAACATTATTGCAATACAAACGTTTTACACAGACGGCACAAACGACAGACTGCTCGCGCTGACAACTACTGACACCGAAGAGCACTTTGTAACGGCAACCACAACGGCAGGAAAAACAGTTTCATATTTTAGGAGTGTATGGTCAAGCGATAAGAACGCACTTGCCAAAAATATCCAATTAGAAAAGAGTTCAGTTGCTAACACCTATACACCATACGGAACAACACCAATAGAGTTAAACAAGATAGGTGACTATCAAGACTATTTGTATAAGAGTGGCGATAAGTGGTACGTTCATAAAGAGATAAACAAGGTAACCCTTAACGGAACGGAAAACTGGACTAGACAGTCACCAAGCCACACCACAGTATTAAACAGTTATACACCATCTTATACATGGTTAACACCTAAATCAGCAGATATTGGTTATTCAAATTTTGTTGTATTTAGTTCGTTGGCAGGTGCAAATAATGATTCACTTATAAATGTGGCAAAGTTTAATACGAGTTATTCCAACCTTTTGGTTGATTTATCATTGGCAGACTTCAATACAGAAATCGCCTTTAAAACATATCTTGAAAGCCATCCAATGTATATTTACTACCCACTAGCAACCGCAACCAACACCGAGATAACCTACACACCTTTAATAAATCAGTTAAACGAGATAGAAAAGGCAACCTCTTATGATGGAGTAACCAATATTTTACAAGACAATAGCGGTAACCCATTTATGCTAGAGGTACAGAGTTCTTCTTATAAATAAAATGGAGGTAATTAATTTATGATATTAGGATATAATAGTAATTTAGGTACGTCCGTTTTATTAGGCGGAGTTGAATATGTCCCTCAATTAACAGGTTTTACTTCTATTACTTTTGGTGGTACTAGTGATATGATTATTACGGATGTTTGGGGTCAAGAACAAATTGAAGTAGATGGTCAATGGACAGATATGACTACAGATTATTTGGATAATTATGTAAGTTCAAATATCAATTGGACATTATACACATATCTTTTAACTATGAATCAAGAAGGTTTAGAAGGTGGAAGTATTCAAGGAATAGGTGATATTACTGGATGGGCTTTATATAGATATGACAACAAGACAGAAGAAGCTTTATTATTAGCTAATTTTGATGCTGATGTTTCTCAATATATGGATTATACTGCTTTATTAAACAGAGATTATTATTATTTATTATATGCTTATGGAACAGAAGGTACTTCTTCTGCTTTGCAGACTCCTTCTGTTTCTTTAAATTATTATGGGTATTTCTTAATTGATGTTACTAATGATGTAGTATACAAATTTGATACTAATTTTAGTGGAGGAGAATTAACTCAAAATACAGATTATTCTTCTTTTAGAACCAATAATAAATATCAAACATATCATACAGGTGATTTGCAATATTTGTCGGGGCAAATAACTGCTCTTGTTAGATATGCTAATAGTGATAATTATATTAATAACTCTATAGAATTATTACAAAATTTAAGAGACTGTGTTAAAGATGATACACGAACAAAAATACTTAAAACCAGAAAAGGTGAAGGATGGTATGTATTCACTAAAGACTATAATGATAGTGTAGTGAATCAAGCCATTGGCGCTCAGCCAGTAAATGCAAGTTTTTCTTTTGATGAAATAGGGACATTAGATTCAGGTATTGATAGTTCTGCTTTTAATGTTGTTTATTAATAGGCGGTGATATTATGCAAGATTTGCAAAAATATTTTAATTATATTTCTACTAAAAGAATTAGAGAACCTATTTATAAAATTGAGTTATTGCATAAAGAAGATGATGCTGTTATTGGTGAAATTACAAGTAGTGTTGAAGACGGAAGTGGAAGCATTTCTATTAGTAATCAGGATGGGTCACGTAGAAGTGCTTCCTTTACTTTAAATAATTATAGGAATCAATGGCAAGAATATTTTAAATATTTAAGTATAGGACAAAGATTTAAGGTTAGTTTAGGATATAAAATAAATGGAGAAGAAATGTGGTTCCCTCAGGGAGTGTTTGTATATTCAGACCCTTCTTTACGGAGTGAGGGTTCTAACACTACAATAAGTATTTCTGGTAATGATAAGTGGTCATTGTTAGATGGTACTGTTGGTGGTATATTAGATGCTACGTTTCAAGTACCAGCAGGAACATCTGTAGGTAAATTTATTAATGATAGCTTGAAGTTGGATATAGTAAAAGATTATGTTACTCCAAACATTGATGCTAGTGTTTTTAATGCAATGACTACGTATGATATTATACATAGTGCAGGCGAGACTATTGCTGATGTATTTCTGGAAGTAGCTGCTAATTTATCTTGTTATGTTTATTATGATGAAAATGGTATTTTTACTATGAGACCTTTTGATTATGACGAAACATTAAGCCCTGTTTATGAATATACTTATAACGATATTAATTATATTGGGGCTACCAAAACATTACCAATAAGTAAAATATATAATTCAGTATTGGTAGTGAGTGACAACTTACAAAATTCTAATGCTCCAATAGTTGCTATGTTAGATAATAATGATGTTACTGATATTAATAGTGTAGTCAATGGAGCCATTAGAAAAGTATATAATGTAACAGATAATATTGCAGGCATTTATACTCAGAAACAAGCAGATGAGAGAGCAAGATATGAATTAAAGAAAGTTGCTTGTATGCAATCAACAATTAATTTAACTACAGCTCCTTTATATCATATGAAGGAAAATGAAATAGTCACTGTTACAGACCCTTATTTGGGTTGTAATGCAGAAAGATTTTTAATAAGTGGTATTAATTTTAATATTGGTGTAGATAATAGTGCTACATTAGATTTAGTTAAGACCACAAGATACTTGTAAAAGGTGGTGTTAATTAAATGAAAAGAGAAGCTAAAGAATTAAATAATTTAATTGAACAAGTTAGTCAAAAAGTTGTAGATAAAGTTGTTAATGAAAAGTATTTGGTAAGCCGTATGGCTGTTATAGTTAATGAATTTGACCCTAACACAAATAGCGCTAGTATTATTATCCCTACAGATTTAAGTAATCATACAGATTATAAATATCCTAATAGAACAGGTATGACTAGTTTACGAAGCACTGTTTGGGAAAATGGTCAAATTAAAACATATGGAGATAAAGTTTACTTAGTATATCAGAGTAACAATATATCTCAAGGTTGGTTAGAAAGTAATAAATCTTTAGATATTGTTAAAGAAGTAAGTAGAGATTATTTAACAAAAGTTGAAGCTGCTAATACATATGAAACCAAAGCCGATGCTAATAGCAAGTATGTTAAGAAAACAGGCGACACCATGACAGGTGCTTTGAATGTTGACAGTTATATTCAAACTAACGGTAGTGGTGCTAACTCTCGAATAGTAGCACAAGATTCAGTTCATAACGGTCAAGTACGCTTACAATTTGTTAACAACCATACACAACATGGTGTGTATAGTATGGGATATTCGACTGATGGAACAACATGGACATCAGACGGAAGATGGATTATATGTCGTGACGCTGAAAACAATGTATTAATACACGGCTCAAACTTGAAGGTAAAAGCAAATGGCACCATTGAAGTAGCAAGTGGCATTGCTACTGGCAATAATATAAACGTTCAAGCACGGGGCGCAAATGCACGAGTTAGAGCAACAGATACCACGCACATGGGCGAAATTCGTTTAACGTGGGGTAATAATCATCAAACACACGGTTTGCTCAGTACAGGCTATTCAACAGATGGTGCTACGCTCACATCTGCAAATAGCTGGTTAATATACCGTAATGCAAGCAACACCGTTCAGTTGAATGATGGGAAAGTTGGAATTGATGGAAGTGGAAATCTTGTTGCTAATGGTAATGTTAACGCAAATGGTGGACAAGTTATATCTGGCACAAGTACATTATCAAGTCGTGATACGTACATAGTATGCAAAAGTATTGCTGGCGACATATTTTTCAAATGTGGGACAAGCGCAACAGCAAATAAATGGATATGTGTAAAGAACAACGCAGGCACATATAAAGATATTCTTGCAGTAGACCAAAGCAATAATGTCATATTTCAGACAGGCTTTAGCGTAAGTGGTGCAGTATGGTTATCTGGTAACCTTACTGCTGATGGTGGAGATATACACGCTGGTAACACATCAAAGGCACGGACAGCTAATAATGGTGTTCATAGTGTGGCAGGCAAGATTTACTTACATACAGAAGCGACAAATACAGGCAAGCGTGGTTTGTGGGTTAGCAATCGGAATGACACATACAAAGAGATTATATCGGTAGACCAAAATAACGTTGCTACTTTTAATGGACATACTACTAGGTCAGCAATATGGACAAAGGGGAGTGGCTCACACTCAATAGCAGTAAGTGCAACAGGCATTCCTGCAAAAGTACAGGTCAAGCAAGTAGGCAGTGATTTTACAATTTCTAATGGAAATGTTATCTGCGGTAGAGCAGGAACTGTAAGAGTTACTTGTAAACTGTTCGTATGGTCTAATGTTGTCAATGGTGGTGGTATGACCGCTTGGATAAGAGTAAGTGGTACAAACAATACAGATACACAAACTACAATGTCACCATTCACAAACGGAGTAATGTATTTAGAAGGTATCTTTACTGTAAGTGCTAATACTGCTATCAATTATCAAATTAGAAATGATAGTGGTTCGGCTACTTTAAGTCATCAAGCAACATCATCAATGATTGTTGAGTATTTAGATTAAGGAGTGATTATATGGCATTTTATGGAAAAAATGTAGGGGTTGTCCCTTTAACTGATGCTGCTGGCATCACAAAAGTTTTTAATTGGCCATCACATAAAGGGCTTGATATTGGATGGTCAGAATCAAACTGGATGTACTGTCCAGTTCTTGCTTGGCAAGATGGTGTAGTTGTCGCCAGAGGGTATGGTTCTGAAGTTGGCAACTATATTGTCGTTGAGCATTATTATAATAGTGATAATACTAAGCGCTGGACGGGATATATTCACCTTGACGCTTTCCCTACTGTAAAAGTAGGCGACAAAGTAACTCTTGGTCATCAGATGGGCAATGCTAGACGTGGCAATACAGGCAATAGTAATGGGGTTCATCTTCATATTTATTTAACCAAAGAAGTAGAACAAAGAGTCCCTTACACTTGGAACACTATGCTTGCAAATTGCATTGACCCATATCCATATTTATATTGGAGTAAAGAGTTTAATTATAATTATATTGCATATACTGCATGGAAGAAGGAATTAAAAATGATTAAATATCCAGAACCTGTTAAAAGAAATGAAAAGGTTAATCAAGTTGAAATCAAATCTGATACGAGACGTTTAAGAAGCACTCCAGAAATTAAGAGCAATAATATTTATGATGATTATTGTAAAAAAGGCATTTATAATGTTCTTAATATGACAGTCAAAGAAGACTATACTTGGGGTTTAATTGCTGAAATTGACGGCAATAAATTCTGGGTTGCTATTATGGATGGGGAATATTTACCTAAGAAAGAAATTAAATATCCTGAGCCAGTAGCAAGAGATGAAAATGTCTATCAGTGTGAGATTAAATCTGATACTAGAAAGTTAAGAGCACAGCCTTCTTTACAGGGAGAAGAATATGATAAGCTTTGTAAGAAGGGTATCTATAATGTTCTTAAATGGCAAGCCGCTGATGGTTATGACTGGGCATTAATTGCTGTTATTGATGAGAATGAATTCTGGGTAGCAGTAATGGCTGGTGAAGATTTACCACCTGTTGAAAAGGATTTTGAAAAATTATACAACGAAGAGAAAAAGAAAAATGAAGAGTTAACTAAAAAGAATAAAGTATTAGTTGATGAAAATGATTCTCTTAAAGTAGAACTTTCTAGCTGTAAAGATAAGTGTTCACAGTTAGAAAAAGAATTAGCTGAAGTACAGGCTGATTTAATAGATGCTAATGCTAAATTAGCAAAGATAATAGAGATTGCGGAGGGTAAATAATTATGGAAGAATTTGCTATTATTAAAATTGCTGCAGGTGTAATGATTTGTACAGAAGTCATTAAAGGAATGTTTTTCCAAGATGAAATCTTAAAAAATAGATTTGTCCCTGCAATTGCCATTGCCTTAGGTGTTTTATTTAATGCTTGGGATAATGGTTTCATTATGAATTATGATATTTTCTTAGGAGGATTAGCTAGTGGCTTTACTGGTATTGGAGCTTATTCAACTGTTAAGAGTGTTATTACAGCTAATCAATTATCTAAGGAATTAAAAGAATCTCAGAAATTAGAAGAAGAAATCCAAGGTTAGGAGGGATAATTATGATAAGAGGTACTACTCCTACTTTTATATTAAAATTAAAAGATGCCTCTGTTGATTTAACTAAAGCTGCCAATGTATATGTTAGTTTTAGTCAAGGTAATATTAAAATAATTAAGAGTGGGGATGACCTTACGGTCTCCCCACTTGAAGTAGACGTTTACTTAACTCAAGCAGAATCTCTAAGATTTAATGGTAACAGTACATTGAACATACAATTAAACTGGACATATGAGGACGGTTCCAGAGCTTGCAGTAATATTGTTAGTACTGATGTAGGCATTAATTTAATAGGAAAGGTTTTAGAGTAAAAATATGAACAACGGGGATATTATTCAAATACCAATTGTTGTTCAAATGGATGTTCTTGAGAATAGTAACGTTTATGAATTGGCTGTAGATAAAACTGTAAATGAATTTGTTTTAACTTTAGATACAGCTGTTATAGCAGAAATAACTGACGTAGATAAATATGAAGGGGATTATATTATTACTCCTTTGGCATATGAATCTCAAACACTAGAAACCAAACAAAAACTTTGTACAGAAAATATTGTTGTTAAAGAGGTCCCAAAATGGGAAACCAGCAATTTATCAGGCGGTTATACCGTTTATATTGCGACTGGAGGTGTGTAGTTTATGGCAATCAACAAAGTTAAATATGGGGAAACTACTTTAATAGACCTCACAGGCACTACTGCTACTTCTAATACCATATTACAAGGATATGGTGCTTATGGCAAAGATGGTGTGTGGATTGATGGTATTGCTAAACAAAACACAGGCATGGAAAGTGTAACTCAAGACCAAGAAGGTTTTGTTATATTAGATGATGATGAAGGCAATCAGATTGCTGTTAATCCACTATCTGTTACTGAAAATGGTACTTATAGAGCAGCCACAGGAAATGCTTATAATCCTGTTACTGTTAATGTACCATCCCCAGATTTTATAGTAACTCTCACAAAGAATTCAAATGATGAGTGGGAGCCTGATTGTACTTTTGAAGAAGCGAAAGCAGCGTATGTTGCAGGTAAAAATATTATGTCATATGCTGGCATCGAATACATTACTAATATTGCTTATAATGAAGAGTATGATGCTTTTATGTATATTGTAAACATAGTAGGGTCGAACGTTGACTCTTATCAATATAAGTGGTCTGCGGAAGGTGTTGAACCAAGTTTTTATACTAAATATTATCAAACAGCAGGCTCAACCGCAACTCCGTCAGATGTTTTAAGTGGTAAATCTTTTTATAATTCAACTGGTCGTCAAACAGGTACAATTGCTACTAAATCAAGCTCAGACTTAACCGTATCTGGCGCTACTGTTACTGCTCCTGCTGGATATTATTCTAGTGCTGCTAGTAAGAGTGTAGCATCGATGACGTTACCTACATCCGCTTCAACTACGGGTTCAGGTACAAATAAAGCTACTATTGGTAGAAGTACTTCTACTCAGTATATTAATATCCCTACAGGTTATAATTCATCTGCACGGAGATATACTATCAGTGCTACTCCTAATGGTTCGGCTACAACACCATCAACAACAATCACTGCTAATCCTACTATTAGTGTAAATAGCAGTGGTTTAATTACAGCAACAACATCTGCTTCTCAAAACATAACACCAACAGTTAGTGCTGGTTATGTGTCAAGTGGAACTGCTGGTACAGTTAGTGTATCAGGAAGTAAAACACAACAGTTAACTACTAAAGGTGCTACAACATATACTCCGTCTACAACGGCTCAAACTATTGCAAGTGGTACATATTTGACAGGAACTCAGACCATTAGTGGCGACTCTAATTTAGTTGCTGAGAATATTAAGAAAGATGTTACGATATTTGGAATCACTGGTACTGCTGAGACAGAACCAGATTTAGTGGCTAAAACAGTTACGCCAACGAAAGATACTCAAATTGTTACGCCTAATGAAAGCACCGAAACGTTGATAAGCGGCGGGGAAACATTTAAAAATATTTCATTCCAAAGTGGTTCATACTCATTTTATAATATAGCGACAGGCATACAACGGAGGACGAGTTCAAAGCAATATAGGTATATTTTTACAATAAATCAGTATAGTGATAGTAGTTATACAACTGTAATTGACAGTTTGGATATCAATCGGACAATAAGTGGGGCTTCTGGACGGGAAATAGCGACTTCGAAGTTCTTCAGTAAATTGGCTACATACGATACTGGTTACTCTGGCTATAATTTAAGAGCATATGGAGACGGGTCGTATTCCACTACATCATATTTTAATATTCCATCAGATTCATTCAAAATATATGAATTATCAACTACAACACACGATGGTCTTTCTCAAGTAACGGTTAATCCAATTCCAGACAATTACATTATCCCTTCTGGAACCACTACAATCACTGAGAATAATACTACTGTAGATGTTACTCAGTATGCTAGTGCTACAGTAAACATTGACACAAGTAAAAAGTATTATGCTACTATAACTGGCTCGGGTAGTCAAGGAAGATGCTGGGCAGGATATCCAGATTCATATAAACATAAATATTATACCAATGGCGATAGTTTTGTTGTCGAAGAAGGGAATACTATTACTTTACATTGTGCTGGCAGTAGAGGTGGAGGACGAATATATGTTGATGGGGCACTGGTCGTTGATAACTGGAGCACTGGTAATACCGCTGAATATGATTATGTTGTCCCATCAAAAATGAATATTAGTATTGAACTTGACTATTCTTCTAATGGGACTATAACTTTAACAGCATCACAATCTGCTATTTCTATTACAGAAAATGGCACGTTCGACGTTGCCGACTATGATTTTGCTACGGTTAATGTAGAAAGTAAGGGTGAATATTATGAGGTATATAAAGCATTTGCTAATAATGCTTTATCTGATACAACCGAAGGTGTAAGCGAATGGTGTAATAGTTTTTCAACAATAAATACACGACAATTTGAAGGAAGGGATTTCAGTGGGACATTTACCTTTACAAACGCAAATACTGTTGGTGCTGGAGCTTTTGGAAGAGCATTTCTTTATAACGTTGGAACGATAGGGTCTTTCTCTTTATATGTGCCAAATGCTTCTACTATTGGGAGCTCAGCATTTTGTAAAAACTTTGGGATAACATATATTAGCGGGCAAAATGTTACACAAATATATCCTTATGCATTTTCTGATTGCAGAACGCTAAAGACTGTGGATTTTCCTAATTGTGTAAGTATTGGTAGTTCTGCGTTTGATACAGAATTTATATTACCCTCAGTAAATTTCCCATCTTGCACGAATATTGGTACTGGAGCTTTTAATATGTGTTCTAAATTATCTATAGCAAGTTTTCCAGCCTGTACAAGTATAGGTAATAGTGCGTTTTGGGGTTGTTCTCAATTATCCTCAGTAAATATCCCTAATTGTGTAAGTATTGGTAGCTATGCGTTTCTTAGTTGTTCTGCATTGACTTCAATAAACCTCTCAAATTGTACAACTGTTGGTAATGGTGCTTTTACGAATTGTTATAAATTATCTATAGTAAGTTTTCCAATTTGTACGAGTATAGGTTCTGGTCTATTTTCAAACTGTTCTAGTTTAGCTACAGTAAATTTTCCAAATTGTACAAGTATTGGTTCTTATGCATTTTATAGTTGTTCTCAACTAGAATCAATAAGCTTTCCAAATTGTACATATGTTGGGGGAAATGCTTTTCAGGGTTGTTATAAATTATCCTCAGTAAATATCTCAAATTGTACAAACATAAATAACAATGCTTTTTCGAATTGTTCTATGTTAACCTCAATAAACTTACCATCTTGTACAATTGTTGGTTCTAGCGCATTTCGTAGTTGTTGGTCGTTAACTACAGTAATTTTGCCAGCTTGTACGAATATAGGTAATGCTGCCTTTTCTGGTTGTTATAATCTATTATCTCTTTATTTACTTGGTAGTAGTTATTGTTCATTGCAAGGAACGAATGCTTTTTATTCAACTCCAATATCAAATTATACAACTTCAACGGGTGGTGTATATGGTTCAATATTTGTTCCAGTTTCTTTATATAATGCATATATTACTCAATGGCCTTGGAATACATATTCTTCCCGTTTTGTATCATTAACTGAGGCAGAGGTCTCAGCAATATTAAATTCTTAGTAGAAGGAGTGTTATTATGAAGTTACAGATATTGATTCCTCAATATAAAGAAACTGACGAGGTAATTAAACCTCTATTAGATAGTATTGAGATTCAACAAAATGTAGATTTAAAAAATGACGTAGGTGTCATTATTGTAAATGATGGTTCAGATGTATATTTATCTGACAAATTAATTAATAGTTATACTTTTAAAATAGAGTATTATAAAAATAAACACGAAGGTGTTTCGGCAACGAGAAATGCCTGTTTAGACCATGCGACGGCAGACTATGTAATGTTCTGCGATGCAGATGATATGTTTTTCAATGCGTGTGGATTGTATATTGTATTTCATGAAATAGATGTTAATGGTGGTTTTGATGCTCTAGTTTCTTCATTTGTTGAGGAAACTAGAAACCCATTAACTAAAGAAGTTCTTTATGTTCCACATGAAATTGATAGTACATTTGTCCATGGGAAATTTTATCGTAGAAAATATCTTTTAGATAATAATATACGATTTAATCCAAAACTAACTATTCATGAGGATAGTTTCTTTAATTGTTTGGCACAAAGGATGACACGGAATGCTAAACTTTGTCCTACGCCTTTTTATTTATGGAGATGGCGTGACGATTCTGTCTGTAGGCATGACCCAAAGTATATCTTAAAAACATATAACAATATGCTTGAAAGTAATACTGAGTTAGTAAAGGAATTTATTAAAAGAAGAAGATTTATTGATGCTCAGTTTTATGTTACTTCTATGATTTATGACGCTTATTTTACTATGAATAAAGATGAATGGATTAATCAAGAGAACAAACAATACAGGGAAGCGACAGAAAGAAGATTCAAACAATATTATATAACATTTAAAGAATATTTTGAAACCATTGACCAACAACAAAAAGCTCAGATTATCATGGGTATTAAAAACAGGTTCTTCCAAGAAGGACTATTAATGGAAAGTATTACTTTTGATAATTGGATTAAACATGTCATGGAGGCTTATTAGTATGAATGAAAAAGAATTATTATATATTATGCTTCATACTAATGAAGATTTCCCTATGAATCAAACATTAAAAGAGTTTGAAGAAAAAGTTGAGAAATGGTATAAGGAATGGGGTGATGTAATATGCCAGAAGATTTAACTATATTTGGTTCTACCTATCTTGATGTTACAGGTATTAAAGTAACCAATACAAGTGGAGTAGTTCAAACTTATTATAAGCCTGAAGGTACATTATCTATCACGACAAATGGTACTAAAGATGTATCTCAATATGCATCTGTTAATGTTCAGGTATCAGGCGACACCCCAGAATTACAAGCTAAAACTGCTACACCATCTGAGTCTCAACAGGTTATTAAACCCGATGCTAATTATGATGGTTTATCTCAAGTAACTGTAGGAGCTATTAGTTCAACCTATGTTGGTAGTGGAATAACACGAAGAACTAGTTCTGATTTAACAGCATCAGGAGCCACAGTAACCGTCCCTGCAGGGTATTATGCCTCGCAGGGAAGCAAGGCTGTGCGGTCTGGTTCTGCTACAGCCCCATCATCAATAAGTGGTACAGCTGCTTCTGTATCAACAGGCACGAATACTTTAACGTTAACGAAATCTGTTTCTGTAACACCTGTAGTTTCTGCAGGGTATGTTAGTTCAGGTACGGCTGGTAATTCATCAGTCTCGTTAACTGCAAACGTAACTACAAAAGCGGCTGCTACGATTACTCCATCAACTAGTAATCAGACAATAGCATCTGGAACCTATTTAACAGGGACACAAACCATAGCAGGTGATGCTGATTTGGTAGCCAGCAATATTAAAGCTGGTGTAAATATTTTTAATGTAGCAGGTACGTTTACTAGTGATGCTACTGCTACAGCCGAAGACATTGTTAGTGGTGAAACCGCTTATGTTAACGGCAGAGAGGTTGAAGGAACTTTAATTATAAATAAGTATTATACTGGTTCAAGTGCACCATCTAGTTCTTTAGGGAATGATGGGGACATATATCTGCAAAGTTAGAGGTGGTAACTAATGCCAACAATAAGATTAACTCCTAGTACATATTATTCTACAAGTACACAATATTTGCAAGTAACAAATGCAGAGAATATGTATGATGATACAGATAGTACTACTCATTCCCAAATTTATAACTCTAGAACTTCAACAACTTCTTATTATATTTATTTGAGAGGATTTAACTTTAGTGATGTTCCTTCTAATGCTATTGTAAGTTCTTTTACTATTAAATTAAAAGGTAACTACCAAGGTGGTTACTCTCAAAATATGTACCTATATGATGGTACATCTACTTCTGTAGGTAATGCTGATTCATTAAGTACTACAGTTACAACTCATACCTTTACTTGTAGTGCTTCTTGGGAAGACTTAGTAAGTTATGGTTCTAACTTTGGTATTAGAATTAACTGTAGAAGAAGTTCAAGAAATACTGCAGCATACTTCTATATTTATGGCGCAGAGATTGAAGTAAACTATACTATGCCAGACCCAAGGACTGTTACATCAGTATTAGTTTCTGGCAATGGTACAATTTCTCCTTCAGGAACAGTAAATACTTATAAAGATGAAGAGTTTACTTTAACAATAACTCCTACAAATAAGAGTGATGAAGTTTTAATTACTCAAGATGGAGTAGATGTTTCAAGTGAATTAGTTGCTCATGGTACAGGGAATGCTGTAACCTTAACCGCAAACAATGTTACAACTAGTGGTATTCAAAGTGGTAGTAGTTATGCTCAATATGCTGTAGGTCATACAGCTGAAGACCCATATTCTAGTTCAAATAATATGTATGCATCACAAAGTTCAACTGGTTATGCTGCATATTCATTTGATTTTAGTGATATACCTAGCAACGCTACAATAGAAAATGTTGAGGTTAGGGCATATGGTCATAGAGAAAGTGCCACTATAAGTTCTACTTATGTTTCACAATGTGTCCTTTATCAAGGAAGTACAGCAATAAGTGAAGAAGTAGATTTTCCATCAACAAGTAATAGTATGATTACTCTTACTCCAACAGACTTGCCGACCAGAAGTGAGTTAGATAATATTACTTTAAGGCATTATGTTGGATATTATGGTGGTTTGGTATTAGGTATTTCTTTTGAAGTAACATATTCAACAGGAACGGGTGTAGACCATTATACATATACCTTTACTGTTGTAAATAATACTGTATTAGAAGTTACTATTGGAGCAGAAACTCCATATATCCCACCAGAGGAAGACCCAACTAAAACATATTATTCTTTAACCGTATCTAGTATTAATGCTTCAACTGACCCAGCAAACGGTACAGAAAGAGTAGAAGCAGGAACCACTCAAACCGTAACTATTTCACCAACTGAGCCAAAATTAACCTTGGCATTAGATAATGGCGTAGATATTACAAGTCAGTTACAAGGTGGCGCTGGAGCTACTTATACGATTACCGAAAAAGTTTCTGGGGCTAGTTATGGATTTGAATTAAATGATTCAACTGGATATTATGTATCTACAAATACAGGTGTTAATAAATCGGCTTCTGTAGCAAGATTAAACTTAACAGCTACAACCGAATGTTTAGTCACTATTGAATATATAAATTATGCAGAGGCGAATTATGACTATGGTTTATTTGGTAAGTTAGATACAACTGTAGCAACAGATGGACTCACTGCAAGTAGTGGCAGCAGTTCACCTAGTGATAGTACTAGTAATTATCAATTGGCTATGTGTTCTGACAGTGCATCTCCACAAACTATTACTTATACTGTACCAACAGGTAGCCATTATATTGATATTAAATACGGTAAAGATGATGCTTCAGCTTCAGGTAGTGATAGCTTACAATGGAAAGTGTCAAGTATTCAACCTACTTCAGGTAGCAGTGACTATACATATACTTTAACTAATATAAATCAAAAACACAGTTTAATATTTGTTTTTGGTGATGTTACTTTTTATTACATAACTTCATCTGTTGGTTCAGGCGGAAGAATATTCCCAGATGGTCAACAAGTAAAACTTGCTGGAGATGAATATAAAATAAACATTGTTCCAAATAATGTTAGTGATGTAGTTAACATTACTGATAATGGTGTTAATAAAACCAGTGAACTTGAGAAAAAAGAAGGGACAGATAAATCTGGTAATCCAGCAGTAAGTTATTTATATAAATTAACAAATATTCAAGCAGCTCATACATTAAATGTAATAATTGGAGGAGCTACTATTCAATTGTATGTCAAGGAAAACGGTTCATGGGTAACTTATTCTAAGGCATATAAAAAAATCAATGGTGTCTGGGTAGAACAACCAGACATAAGTTCAGTATTTAATACTGCAGCAAATTATAGAAAGGGAGATTAAAATGGCTGATACACTTTATAATAAAATTATATTTGGCGGTAGGACGCTGATTGACCTTACTGCTGATACAGTAGATGCTAGTCACCTATTAAAAGATATTACTGCTCATGACAAGTCTGGTGCTATTATTACAGGTACTTGTACATATGATTCAGACACTAGTGATGCAAATGCACAGGCAAGTGAAATTTTACTTAATAAAACTGCCTATGTAAATGGAACAAAAAGAACAGGTACAATGCCTAATAATGGTGCTGTAACTGGTTCTATTACAGCAGTAGATGGTGAATATACAATTCCTCTTGGATATCATGATGGTTCGGGCAAGGTTTCTATTAGCGCAACCGACCAGTCAAAATTGATTCCAGAGAATATTCGACAGGGGGTTGTTGTGTTGGGCGTTACTGGTACTATGTCTGGAGAAGAGGGCGTAGTCGCTCAGTCTAGAACTGTAACACCAACTGTCGCTCAGCAGACAGTTACTCCTGAAACAGGATATAACTATCTGTCTCAGGTAATTGTTAATGCAATTCCTTATACGGAAACTGCTAACACATATGGTACTACTGTAACAATTGGTTAATATAGGTTAAAATTTATTTTAAATTCTTGTAGAAGTTATTTTTAATTAACTAAAGCAAGAAAGGAGTATTTTATTATGGATAATTTAACCGTAAAAGATTTGCTGTGGTTGATAAGTGCTATCACCGCAGCAATATCTTTTTATAATGTTATTAAAAAACCTTTTAATGAAATTGATAAATCATTAAAAGAAATAAAAAAGCAAAACGAAGATAACAAAAAAGAGATAGATGGTCTAAGAGATGATTTTCGCAGCATTCAGAAAGAAGTAACAAATCACGGTGATATGATTTATCAGATGTTAGACCACATGGCAACAGACAATAATACAGGCAATATGAAACGTTGCCTAGATGCATATAATGAATATAGTAGACATAATTAGATTATGTTTCATAAAAGAAAGGAGTGATGCTTTGTGGCATTATTCAATAAAACAAATGTCCCATTAAGTACTCCAGTAGGTACAACTTATAATAACTATTCTGGTGAAATTCAAAAAATAATGGAACTTGCTTTAAAGACAGACAGAAGCAATTCAGGAAATATATCTTGGACAAGTAATACTAGTGATTTAGAATATAATACCGCAGATAGTACATGGGCATCTGTCCCTAATGTTCAGGATAAAGGTGAAACAGGATTATATAATTTATTAATTTATCAATATGGTAATAATCGGGCTTCTGGTAATAGTTTTATTCTTACTGCAGATAATTATAATGATGTAATCGCTGCTTTACAAGCTGCTCAAAGTTATATCTCAAGTCTTGACAGTGGGACAACTGTTGTGCCAAATGCAACCAATGCTGTTAATGCTACTACAGCTTCAAGACTGAGTACTTCTAATGAAGGGAATTCAACTACTCCTGTATACTTTGGAGCAAGTGGAACACCAGTTGCATGTACTGCGTATGCTCAGGCGAATGTAGGCTCAGCAGATAAATTAAATCTTTCTGCAGCTGTAGGTAATTCTTCAACTCCAGTTTATTTTAATGCTAATGGTGTACCACAAGTATGTACAATGAGTAATTTATCTGTAGGCTCAGCAACTAATGCTACCAATGCTACAACAGCATCTAAGCTTGGTTCTACTACTCTTGGTAGTGCAACTAAACCAATATATTTAAATAATGGTACAGCAACTGAATGTTCTACTTATGCTGGTGGTACTGCGGTTACTTTAAATAATTCTTCTAAAGCAGCTGGCACGGCAAGTTTTTATGCTCCTACATCTGGCGGTACTAGTGGACAAGTTTTAAAAAGCAATGGAAGCAATGCCCCTACATGGATGAACGCTTCTGATTTACGGGGTTCTATTGCTATTGGTAGTACTACTGGTACTTTAAGTGTCGGTAGAGGCGGCACAGGTGCAACATCTTTTACTTCTGGGAATGTATTAGTTGGAGCAGGAAGTAATGCAATTACAACTATAGCAAAAACAAATGCTAATACAGCAAATACATTGGTACAAAGAGATGCCAACGGTAATTTTAGTGCTGGCACTATTACTGCAACCTTAAACGGTAATGCTAGTACTGCAACTTCTGCAACCTCTGCAACTTCTGCAACCAAAGATAGTAATGGCAATACTATATCAACAACTTATGCTATTGCACGTTCTGGTTCTGATGCGCCAGCTTCTACTTTAGGCAAGGTTGGAGATATTTATATTCAATATTAAGGTCGGTGACTTTATATGGCATTAAGTGGAAGCCTTACTACAAATTCAGTAACATATAGTAGTACTACTCTATATCTAACATTATCATGGACAGCCACTCAAAACACAGATAATAATACTTCTACTATATCATGGAGGTTAGTTTCTACGGTTTCTCCTTCTGGTAATCATAGAGGTCTTAGAAAAGTTGTTGTCAATATAGATGGTTCAAATGCGTATACTGCAGTTTATCCTTATGACAGTATGTTTCAGGCGTATAATGGTACTCAAGTTGCTAGTGGCACTAGAACAATTAGTCATAATGATGATGGGACAAAAACATTTACTATAGAAGTTAAAGTTAATGTTGGTTATTCTCAAGAAGATTATTTTAATGCTACTGGAAGTAAATCGTTTACTTTAGACCAAATTCCTCGTAATGAATTAGCTTTTGTTAAGATATCTTCAGGATGGAAAAAAGGAAAAGTTTACGTAAAAACTTCTAGTGGTTGGAAGGAAGGCAAAAAAGTTTACGTAAAAACGAGTACTGGATGGAAAGAAAGCTCGTTAAAAGGTTAAAAAATAGGTTAGAGAGTTTATTCTCTAACCTATTTTTTTACAACTTAATACATAATGCACCATTAATCATCTTTGCTTCTTTATAAGTAGACATAGGATTAATAAAATCATAAATAGAATTACGTAAGTGTAAATAATATTTACCATCTACACCTTCTATACCTATAATTTCAGAATAATTATGTGCAATTAATTGAGCAACAGTTTTATATTTTTTAGTTATCTTCTTATTAATCATTTTATTATTCCTTCTATATCATATAAAAACTTTTGTGACCTGCCTATTTGTTCTTGAGGTATTTCTATGCCTCTATATTTTTGTACATCTTCTAAATTAATTGAGGATTTTTTAGTTTCTAATAAAGCAATACACAAATCTTCAGGAGTTATGGCAAATGTTTTGTTATATTTTCTGAAATTCAAAATAAAATATGCAGACATATTATTATGAGAATTATTTCTTTGGATGTTTAAAAGAGATTGTATTTGATGATACTTTATATCATGTTGATTAGCAGCCTTAAGAAGCTCTTTATAGGTCTTCTGAGCAGCTTTCTTATCTTCCTTGACTTGTAACTCATCTATTATCTTTTGTTGCTCTACGAGCCTGTAATGGGCTTGTGCAGGAGGGCAGCTAAAACTAGTGTTCTGTTTAGATTTTAATTCAAAGAAATACAGAACCCCTTTCTCTTTATCAAATACTTCAAAGTCACATAAAGAATGATTAGTAAATCTACTGGATTGACCACCACCAAAATCACTTGGTCTGTGTACCCATAAATCTTTAGGAGAGTCTTCTAAGGATTTTTTAAAATCTTGTTCAAATAATTTACCTTTATTTTGCATTTTCTTCTTTATTTATTTCTTTACATCCAGCATCTATAATAGGCAAGTTTTGTTGTAAGTGGAGAATTCTTTTTAGCAAATAAAAGTTTTTATTTTCTTCAATCTTCCAGCCCTGAGATTTCATTAATTCTAAATTTAAGCTTTTATATTGATTCACATCACTCTCGTCATCTTTAAAAAACATTATAGTTTCACTACCTTGATAAAACATATATTCCTCCTTAAATATTTATTGTTTTATTATCTGTTTTTTCATAAATATCTATGTATATTTTTTTAGAATCTCCATCATAAGTACATTCATAATATCTTTCATTTGGCCTTAAATCGCAAAAACATGCTTTAAAATTATTAAGTGTTTTATTAAACCAAATAAGATGGAAATCCCCTGCTAAATAAGAGATGGAAGGATTATATTTAGCAGTAATAATCTCTGCTAAATTATTTCTACATTTTAGAATAAATTGTTCACTTGTCATTATGCTTTATCTCCCTATTTTTTCTTTTATTTTAAGTTTATTATAACTGATTTTTTCTACTTTAGAATCAATATCTTTGTATTTTTCATCCACTTTGTAAATAGAATTATGTTCTTTACCTGCTAAGAAGCAACTAAACCATCCAGCTCTTGCGTTATAGGTAGGGTCAATATAATAATATTTATCATATAACTTTACAATGCACCATGAATGATATTGTTTCTTTACATAACCTGTAACACAATAACATTCTCCACCAGTATTATTAATTAACAATGTCATTAAATAGGCAAATCCAGTGCATACTGCTTGATGATTTAATAAAGTGCTATATGCAGTATGATAAATGCTCCATTTTTTTATACCATGTTTATATTTTATGTTTTTACTAATCCATTTATTAATTTTATATATTTTTTCATACTCAGAACAACCATCTAGTTTTAATGAATTAATAAGATTTTTTAAAAGTAATTCTTCCCGAATTGCCTGAGAAGAGTCTAATTTATATTTAATAGGATTATTGTCCATGATTCATTATCTCCTTAAATAATTTTGGCTCTATGAAATCATATTTTGGTTCTTCTAGTAATGGCAGCAATGGGCATTCAGGATGTTTACCTTTATTATAATACATGTCAACATATTTATTCATAGCAACACAAATATAAGCACCATAATTATCGTCGGTACAAAAATTACACTCCCAACATTTATCTGGCATATTAGTTATTAATATTGCTTTACCCATTTTCTTTCTCCAATTGTTTAATAACTAATCTTAAGTCATAAAAACCATCGCCAAAGACATTTAACTGGCTCTCTAACCATTCAACAGGAATTGCTTTTACTGTTGGTTGGCTCTGAATATCCTCGATAAATTCTCTTAATCTTGCCTTTTCTGCTCTATGAGAAACCCAAGTTATTAGATTTTCATACTCTGTTTTGAATACATCAGCATCAATCAATCTCATTTGTTTTCTCCCAATCTTTTAAGAGTATAATCAAATAACCATTCGTGGAAACCATTACTGTTTCAATCTGATAATTGCCAAACTGTTTACGAGTGTTAAAATAATTTGTTCTACAGATGAAATAATTATCTTCAGTGCGATATTCAACCTCCATAAAGTTCTTATCAAATACCGAATAAAGTTCATTTACTGTCATTTTCTTTCTCCCAATCCCTAAGCGTAGATTCTAACACATCAATTACCCAACCTGCGCCCGATGTCTCTTTGGACTTATCACTAAGTTTATTGAAATGTTCTTTATAAGATTCTAGATACTTTTCTATCCACTCTATAGGTATTGCCTCAACTGTTGGAGCATTAGCTACTTCATTACCATCAACATAATAACCTTCACCATCATATATCCCATGACCAACATAAGTACCTTGTTTATAAGTTAAATGTAGTTTGTCTTTGTCAATTAGTTTCATTTTCTTTTCTCCACGTTCCCCAATCTTTGTCTTTCCAAGAATAAACTAAGCGGTCAATAACTGCTCTCCCAACTACACCTAAATCTTCATCTTGCATCCATTGTTTTAACCATTCATATGGAATAAGGTCTAATGTAGGTGCATCTAAGATGTCTAATAATATTTGTTCACAATAAGGATATGCTTTTATATCTTTAATAATCTTTCTTATAAGTGCATCACCATCAATTGGTCTCATTCTCTTCCTCCCACTTTTCCAATAACCAACGTAAACAATTGCCCCACTCAATATAGTCAACAAGAAATGTTCTATATTCTTCTTTTTTTAATTCTTCTTTTACCCACTCAACAGGAATTACTTCACCATCTTTACCATCAATAAGTATTCTACATAATGTCTGCACTTGCTCAAATGCTTTTCTATCGTCTGTTTCAAAAGTGATGGAGTAATTACCTTCTGCTGCTCTAGTATTAAACTCTTTCATTTTCTTTTTTCCAATCTCTTAACATTTTCAGTACTCCTAATCTCATCCATGCATCTTCTTGAGTGTCGTCAGGCTGACTTCTTCTCCAGTGCCACATTATCCACTCAATAGGAATTGAATTATTGATAAGTCTTATTGCTTCTTGATGTGCATCATAGCAGCTCCTATTTAAGTCATTGACATATTCAAGTGGTATTTCTTCACCTGTTAAAGGATTAAAACAAATTAAATCATTTTCCATTTTTAAGGTTTCAATCACTTGTTTTTTGTCCATTATCTTTCTCCTTGAGGTACTTTTCAAACATCTGCCTATCTCTCTCGTCTGCTTCTGCACCTGCTACCAAGCAAGTCCAGACTATTAGTGTTACTGCTCCGCATAAGAAACCTATTAAGAATATTATTAATTTCATAACGCCTCCTAATCATCCTCTGTTACTTCTTGCAATTCATTTAAAACACAATTAGAGCATAATTGTCTACCTTCAAACCAATATAAAGTATCAACTTCTTCTCCGCATTCATCACAAATAAATGTAACTTCTTCATAATAAGGACAATACCTACCTCTACAAGGTAAACCACAATCTACACATCCACTTTCTTTCTTTACTGCCATAATATTACTCCTCTGTTTCTTCTTTTAAAATATTATTTAATTTTTCTTCTAAAGTATTCATTTCTTTTTCTAACATTTTTACAGCATCCCAAATTTCATAGTCTTTTTGGGACAAAAGTTCTTTAGTTTTAATTTTAAAATATCCAGCTAAAGCCTTTTTTAATGTTGCATAGTATTTTTGGTCAGACCATACATCTACTTCTTTGTTGTTTTTGTCCATTCTTTTCCCTAAATATCTACCTAAAACGTAACAATATTTGTCGGGTTCAATATACCAATCTTTTTCAATGTGAATCATTTGGGGCTCCTTTCTTTTTCTTGCTTAACTTTTCTTTCCTTACTTGCCACCAATCTCTTAACGAACTATACTCCTTTAATAAAGATACCATTTCTGCATCTTCAAGTATATTATACTTCTTTTTTCTTCCCATGTCAAGTCCTTTCAATAAATTTTTTATAATACCATAAGCACCATTCATCACTACATACTTTTAATGGAGAAAACTTAATTAATACATGATTATTATCATATTCTGCACAGCCATCATTTTCATCTTTACCTTTTTCAGGGCTAATTATAATAGGTGACTCTTCGTCGTTTATTGTGCCTCCATTATATTTATCTGCAACTTTTTTAAATAAATCAAGGAGAACAAAATTTCTAATAAAAGATATTTGATTTTCTTTTATTTTATTCTTTTCTGGTTTAAGAACATTAATTATAAAATTGTGATGGTCTTTTATAATTGTAATATCAATTACATGCAACCTATCTTCTAATAGCCATTCATTAAAATCCATTGTTGCCCTCCTTTCTATTTTTCTATTGGCGGGGGATAGAAGAATTGAACTTCTATATATCGGTTAACAGCCGATTGTTCTGCCTTTGAACTAATCCCCCATTGGCTAGACTGGCTGGATTTGAACCAGCGAAGTGCCAGAGTCAAAGTCTGGTGCCTTACCACTTGGCTACAGTCTAATATGGTTGCGGTGCCTAGGAGTCGAACCTAGTATCATTAGGTTATGAGCCTAATATGGTATATCCGTGCCACTCGCCCGCAATATGTTCGGCAGTTATTCTCGAACTCTGCCAAACGGGTGTACAGCTTTTAGCCAACGCTGGGCAGGTGGCATCAAACCGCCTGTTACCAGTTCGTACTGTACGTGAGGCTTTGCTACTAATCGCAGGCACTGGCAGACAACAGTGTTACTCCTGTGTGTGAAGACAGCTTATTTTAGTCTTCATCTGCAATGCTAGTCACTACTTTCTCAAGTATATAAGCCAAATACTAGGATTTCGTTGGGTATCACTAGCTTCACCCAGCAAGGAACGCCTAAACGTTCCTGATACTCCTTCTACGAACGTAGACGAGCGATAATAGATGGTAGTTATTCTCGTACTCTACCAAACGAATTAGTGTTGGGTGTGCAGTTTCAATAGTATTAGTTTGTATAACGCCAAATATAATTTCCTGATGTTTGAATTTTCCCTTGTGCGGCTTTAATAATGCCAGTATAAGAAATTTTAGTAGCGTTGCTAGCTTCTTTAATAGAAGTGTATGTATTTAATAAGGTATTCTTTAAATCATATTGCTGGACTTGTTTATAATGAGAAATAGCATTTTTAGTAGTTCTTGAACCATAATTGATATTTTCTTTATGATTACCCCATATTAAATTATTACTATGACAATTTAATGGATTTTCATCTAAATGAAGTGATTCTGCCCCCTCAAATGGAGGGTCTCCATGAAATGCTCGACATATCCAGTTATTTAAAGTGTGTCTTTTTCTATTTCCATTATCATCTATGCAATCTAATTGCAAATATCCGTCTTTGTTTAAAGATGGTTTTAAAAAACGCTTAACCTTATAAGAATACACTCGTCCATCTTCAAAAAATTCATAACCAGAATAATTTTTTATTTGTGCCATTACATTCCTTTCTATCAATCAATCACACGCATCTGCTGTGGATTTCACAACATTTATATTGGCAAGTTATGTATATCTCTACCCTTTTGCCTAGGATTACGTTCCAGTTCCTTTTCCCAACGCTTAGCCGATATACAAGGAGTTCGTCCTCCAAGTGTTCCACGTACGCAGCTCCTATTGTCTTAGTGACTTTTAATGCTTGTCTACCAACACTTTACAGAGCTCAACCTCTGTTTGAAGGGAGTCTATCCCTTGAGCTCCCGCACTTTAACTAGTACATCCACCCAACGAGCGTTAGGTATGCGGTGATGGGATATGACTGCTTCTTATATACCACCTCAGTCTGTAAGTGGTTCGCTTTTTACAAGCCCCAGAAGGCACGTTTCGCATTACTTACTCAAGGCTGCACCACCAGTTTTATCTTGAGATTTCAGACCTCTAACATTTCTTAAGGTCTTGGCAACTAATTGAATGTTGGCTCGATGCCTGTACCCTCAATAATATTATCTAAATCTGCTTAGTCCCTTATGTCGACTGCCTGTCTAATCCTTTATAGTCGCCTTTGGAGAAGTAGCTACTCAACTCTCAGGTAATGTTTTTTCAGGCTCTTCGTCTTGGTTGCCTGACTAGTTCCTAATCTAGTGGACTTCTCTATGACTTTTACTTGGTACCTGTCATAGTCCATATTGCAGATTTATTGATTTAGAGAAACACCGTTTTTAGATTCCTCAAGGATTTACTCATATTAACATGAAACGGTGTGTAACCTTAGTTGAACCGATTAATTATCCAATATGTAGCGACCAATAACCAATATAATTTTATCTTTCTATCTTGATTTAAAATGGATAATGTAGCGGAAATTATTGATAAGATAAGTTTTAGAATCCTCACAACGTCTTCCTCATCTTTCATATATATTATACATTATTTTTGTTTAAAAGTCAACATTTTTTAAAATAATTTTATTTTCTTTTAAAGATTTTTGTACATCAATTACTCTTTGGTTACTAGAACCTCTAAATTTTAAATTAAAATCTCCTAGTTCCTGAACCCATCTACCATCAATTAAAACATCAACTAACATAACAATGTCTTTTTGTTCAGGGGTTAACTCTTCTACTGTATATCCTGTCCATAACCAGATATCTTTATTAGGAAATTCCTGTTTAAAAGTGATTAATAAATCTTTTAAGTCTTCATAATTTTCTTTAGACAGTGGTTCGCCGCCTAAGATAGATATTCCTTTTATCTCAGGCCTATCGCATAAAGACAAGAACATACGTTTAGTTTCTTCTGTCCATAATTCTCCACCATTATAATCCCAAATATCATAGTTGAAGCACCCTTTACAATGTAACGAACAACCTTGAGTAAATAAAGATACTCTAATACCTTCGCCATTTGTAATGTCTATACGTCTAATGTTTGCGATTCTCATAAGTTACTCCTTTAATTCATGATTGTCTAAATGCACGTACCTGTTTCGGAATTCATCCATTCTTCCATTATTTGGCATAGTCGTGCTGATATATCCACAGACTCTTCTTGCTACATTCATTTTATTATGGTCTCTATTACCACAATTAGGGCATTCATAAATTAAATTACCCTTACCATCTTCAATAATCTTTATTTCATGGTCATATCCACAGACTTGACAATAATCTGATTTAGTATTTAATTCAGCATAAACAATATTATCATATATAAACTTAATAACTTCTAATACTGCATCTACATTGTTAGTCAAATCTGATGTTTCTATATAACTAATTGCACCGCCTGGGCTTAATCTTTGGAATTTTGCTTCTAATCTAATCTTTTCAAATGGGTCAATAGGCTCTTCGACAAAGACGTGATAACTATTTGTAATAAAGTCTCTGTCTGTATCAGTACCATCAATCTTTTTGAAAACATCTTTTCCAAATCTCTTCTTAAGGCAAGTAGCAAACTTATATGTAGTTGTTTCAATTGGTGTTCCATATACAGAATAATCAACATCTTCAGCAGCTTTCCACTGAGCACATTTGTCATTTAAAGCCTGCATGACTTTCAATCCAAATGCTTCACCTTCTGCTTCATCTGTATGAGATTTACCTGTCATATATTTTACACACTCATATAAACCAGCATAACCTAATGATATTGTAGAATAACCATCATGTAATAATGGCTCAATAGAATCATCAGAGTTAAGTCTTGCAAATGCTCCATACTTCCATAGAATAGGAGCTACTTCAGGACTTAAATTCTTCAAAGAATCCAGTCTGTATTTTAATACTTTATGACATAATTCTGTTCTTTCTTCAAATAATTCCCAGAATTTATCAAAATCCCCACCTGAACTAAGTGCTAAATCTGGTAATGAAATAGTAACTACACCATTGTTAAATCTGCCATAATATTTAGGTTCATCTTCTTTATAGTTTAAAGCTTTGGCAATATTGCCCTTCGTTCTGTACGGCGTTAAGAAACTTCTACATCCCATAGGAGGATAGCAATCACCATTACCAAACCTATTAATCTTATATTCCTGCATCTTTTTCTTAGATACATAGTCTGGAACCATTCTCTTAGCAGTACACTTGGCTGCTAACTTAGTTAACCACCAATATTCAGAACCTTCAACAGCATTTTCTTCTGAAAGGACATAAACTAATTTTGGGAAAGCAATTGTTACAGGGACGCCCTGTTCATTTTTCATGCCTTCAATTCTTTGATTAAAGAATTCTTTTATAATCATTGCTAATTCTTGTTTATATTCTTTTGTTTCTGAAATATCTAAATTAACGGTAATAAATGGAGCCTGTCCATTAGTACTTGACATACTATTTACCTGATAATTAAATGTCTGAACGCCATCCTTAACCTCTCTAACAGTGTCTAATCTAGCAAAATCTTCTGCTTGTTTCTGCTCTAATCCTCTTTCTAAATATTCTTTTAAATATTTATTATAAGATTTTCTTACAAAAGGAGCAAGATGCGTCATGCTTACAGTAACACCACCATATTGACTTGAACTTACAGCAGTAATTATCTGTGTAGCAATAGTACTTGCTGTAATAAATCTATGAGGTGATTCAATTTTAATGCCGTTAATTACTGTACCATTATTTAACATGTCCTCTAAGTTAACAAGACAACAATTGTTTCTTGGTGTTAAAATATAATCCATGTCATGGATATGAATTATTCCAGCATCATGTGCTTCAACAACATCTTTTGGTAATAAAACTCTTCTAGCAATATCTGTTGAAGTAATACCAGCAACATAGTCACGAACAGTAGTTGTTAGTTTAGCATTTTTATTAGAGTTTTCTCTGTTCCAATAATCATTATTACCTGCTAATAATTCAATAATACTTTCGTCAGTTGTGTTTTGTTTCCTTAATAATTCTCTTTTATATCTGTATCTAATATATTGTCTAGCAATATCTTTTAGAGAACTATTCATTAATTTATTTTCTACTAAATCTTGAATCTCTTCAATCGTAATAAACTCTTTATCAAGGGTATTTACATATTCAACAATATCTTTTACAATTCTTTTTATAATGTCTTCGTTAATAGGTCTGCCAACATCGTTTACAGCTCCCATAATAGCAGCATAAATTTTTTCAGAATTAAAATCTTGCAGCTTCCCATTACGCTTTTTTACTTTTATATCTTTCATATTGCTCCTTCTAACCAAGTTGATACTTGATGTATTCCCTTATTTGGTCTAGATAAATTTTTACAGTAGGCTTTGCGCATCCAATAATATCACATATTTCTAAATTACTATATCCTTGCATATGTAACATTAATGTTTTAACCATTACATCATCTTTATCTAATGAATCTAAAACATTTTTTAATGTTACATATCCTGCGGTGTCAGATTCTTCGCTACCTATAACATTATGGAAAGTGTTTTCTGTTGAGTCATCTAATGTGTTATCAAGAGAAACACCTCCCATATATATTCCTCTGTAAAAAGTTCTTCTAGGTTTGTTTAAATAATTTATAACACGATTTCTAATGCATGTACAAGCATAAGTTGAAAATTTTGCATCATTATCTTCAGAAAAGTTTTTTGTCCGTTTCCACAATCCAATGTAACCTTCCTGTAAGATGTCTTCATAATCAAATTCCGTTGTTGGAATTTTTAACACGTTATGTACAACGTGTGGAACTAATTTCATATTCTCTTCTAATAATTTTTCTCTATTCATTTCTAACTTCCTCCTTAATACTCTTGCATTATAGCATCGTTTTTATTTTTTGTCAAGTGTTTTTTAAATAATTAATTCATAATCTTCTATTATATTTTGTTTTTCATCTGTTTCAACATATTTTGTTTTGCCATTTTCTATCACTTTTGTTTTTTTGTATGCTTCTTTCCATCTAGTTACACGAATAATAGAATATATATTAATAGGATTAACTACACATAGTGTTTGATTAGTAATTTTTGTTTTGATTTCTTCTCCAGAACTTAAATCATAAAGAGTAAGATAAGGTTTATTTTCATCACCATATGTCTTATATTCTGTTACCATATAAATACTATTTAATTTTTCATTAGTATATGATAACGTTCCTACAAAATATAATTGAGCCTTTAAAATGTTCTGAAGAGGGATATCTTTATCTTCAATATCGTTCCAAACATCTTTCAAATATGATTCATAATCAAATTGTGAATACTGTTTATCTGTTTCTTTACTACAATATGGTGCTAAATCCTCTGTATTAATAACATATTCTATCTTTATATTTGTTTTATCACTTCTTAAACCACTTACAAATGTATCTTCATTTTTAATTAAGAAATTCTTTTTAAATTGTTTTTTACCCCATAAGGCAAGGTATTGATTGTAGTAATTAAGAAGTTTATATGTCTTGCCAAACTCTTTAAAATAGCCCAACATTATTAATACTTTAATCTGTTTGGTGTTGGCTTTAGTTAAAGCACATAATAAGTCTAAGAAAGAGCCATTAAATGTTTTACCTATTTCAAACAATTCATCTGCACATTCTTTGTTAAGGAATTTGATAGAGCCCATACCCTTATAAATAGTCTTTGTCTGTTTATCAAAATAATATCCAAACTGAGAATGTCTAAACTGAGCAGGTGCCAATGTCATACCTTTTTGTTTTATCAACAACGCTCCATTATTTAAATCATCCTGATTCTGCGCATTATTTAAATAAGAAACAATAAACTCGTAAGGATAATAATGCCTTAACCATCCACATAAATATCCTATCATAGAATAAGCAATGGAATGATTGTAACCAAATGAATAAGATGAACTATCTTGGATAACCTGAATGAACTCTTTTGCTTCTTGCTCTGCTTCAGAACGTGGTTTATCTGAATGTTTACAATAACCGTCAAGAATTACTGGAAGCATTTTATTAATATAATCTGCATCCTTTTTACCAATTGCTCTACGAATTGAATCTGCATCTGAACCACTTAAACCACATATTTCTTGTAAAAATTTAATAGTATCTTCCTGATAAATCATCCATCCTAAATTATCTTTTAACATATCATCAATAATTTTTGAAGGATTTTTATGAGATACATGATTAAGCAGTTTATCTCTGTAAGATTCTCCACTTGGTCTAATACAAGCATTAACTAAAGATAAATCAAATATACTATGACAGTCAAATCTCTTTACACTATCCCATGCGAATGAACTTTCATATTGGAATATACCAACTGGACTAAGTTTAATCTCATTATAAACGTTCTCATCTTCCCAGTTTATTTCATAAGACAAAGGGTATTTAATTCCTGCCAGATTACATGCATCATTAATAACAGAAATAGATTTCAATCCAAGGATATCATACTTAACTAAATTAACATCATGACTATCTTCCATGTCTAACTGTAATATTTGTAAGCCGTTATTAATTAAAGTGCCATATTCACTTTCTAATTCTACTGGAGAAATAATTACACCTGCTGGATGCATAGACAAACTTACATATGTATTGAGCATGCCATCAAAATAGTAAAAGATGTCTTCGTATTTCTTTCTTGCCTCTACAGGATTAGAATCATATAAAGATTTAACTTCTTCCATTTCGCTAAGGCTATAAATACGATTACCATTTTCGTCTTTTAATCCTCGTCCAATATCATCAATGCATCCTTTGTCACTAATTGTACCCAATGCTAATACATAAGCACATTTATCCTGTCCAAATTGATTAAATATGTGGGCATATACCTTTTCTCTCATTTCTGGAGGGAAATCCACATCAATATCTCCTAATTCTATTCTGTTCTTGTTACAAAAACGAGAAAATATTGTATGAAATTTAACTGGATTTACATCAATAATATTTAATATGTATGCTATACTGCTGCCACATACACTTCCTCGCCCAAAACCAGTAGGAATATTGTTGTTATGACACCATTCAATCAATTCAGACATAGATAACATGAAACCTAACATATTTGTTGCCTTAAATACGTCAAATTCCTCTGCAATATTCTTTTTAAACTGAGGAATCTCTTCAGGTTTTATCTCCCCCGTATTAATTTTGCTTTTAAAGTTGTTAAATATCTTTTCTTTTATTACTTTTTCATCATCGTCATAAAGAATAGGATATTTAGCAGCCTTATCTAATTCAAAATCCTCTATTGAAGCAGCTATTACATTGGTATTTTCTATTGCTTCTAGAAAAACATCCTCTGGGAGAGCATTTTGTTCCTTAAACATGCCTATTAATTCAGAATATGACTTATATGTAAGGTCAAAAGTATCTTCATTTTGAAATTCTATGCCTTTACTTAACTGCAACATGCTCCTACACTCAGCTTTATAATTGTTTAAAGAATGAGTATCTGTAGTTGCAACTAATGGCTTATTAAACTTAGTAGAAAGTTTATATAATAACTGATTATACTCTTTTTGCTCCTTACAATTATGTGGTTGGACTTCAAGATAGTCATAATGTCTTACTAATTTAAAAAATAACTCCATATTACTCTGAATATGTTTAGAATTTAAAGGAGAAGCAAGACATGCACTTAACTTAATTACATTATCACTGATATTAAAGAACTCTTCAAAGGTTATACGAGGTTTATAATAGAAATGGTCTTTCTTATTGCTTAAAGAAACTAATTTATTGATTTCTTTAACCCCTGCTAAGTTTTTTGCAAGCAAAATAGTATGATAATTATCACGTATTTGTGGCTCTAATGCCTCTGTCATGTATACTTCTACACCATGAATATATTTTATGCCTTCTTTGTCGCATAATTCTTTATTAGATACCCAATTATAAATAACTCCATGATTAGTTAAAGCAATGGCTTGCTGTCCCAGTTCTTTTGCTCTCTTTATATAGTCAGAAAACTTGGTGCAGCTGTCTAATAAACTTCTATCATCATGCAAATGTAAAACTGTATAATTATTCATACCTCAATCCTTTCTACAAGCCCCGTATACGCCCGTAGACAAACGTTTGTTGTGAGTCTGACTAAGTAATCATACTATATAAAACGTTTGTCTACAAGCCTTAAAATGCCTTATATACTTTTAAAGAAATCACCGAGAATATCTTCGTCTTTTTTCTCTACTTCATCAAGCCACGGGGTACTATTCTGATATTGCTCAATTAATTCTTTCTTTCGGAGATACTCTGCAAATGGTTTATGAAGATTTGAAGTATAACTACATAAATTATACAACCAAAATTCATCCTGCTGAGTAGGTTCCCACATAAACAGACTATCATCCTTTGTTTTATTATACTCTTTTACCAACTTTTTAATCTGTTGACATTTAGAGTATAAATCTTTCTGTAATGTTGTTGCGCTTTCCTCTGTGAACGGCACTCTTACAATACAATCTTCTAAAACAAATTTTTCTCTTACTTCTTTTGGCAGTTCATCTAAAGATGTAACCATTTCAAAATCAGTAGGATTATATCCAAACTCTTTTAACCACTTATTAATAGAGTTTTGTAGTTTGGTAATTAACTCACATCTTTCAATGTAACGCTCTTTTATATTACCATTTTTTTGTACTTCTTTGACAGTTACATATTTCAAAAAGTTCCATCCAACATCAATGTCTTCATAATCACAATTAATCTCCTGTTTAAGACCCATTGCATACAAGAGTAATTGTCTGGCATGTTCTTGAATGGCTGCTCCCTTGTACATTGTACTTGTTTTGTAGTCAATGATATGATACTTTGTCTTACCTTCGACATCATATCTTTCAAGGAAGTCAATGTAACCAAAAAAGATTTCTTTTCCTCTGCCCTTTTTTATAATTACAGACGTTGGTATTTCACAACTACATTCACCATTGAACACTCTGAAGGTGTCAAAGAAATTATCCAAATCATTCTTATATTTTGTCTTTAATTTCTTCTCGCTTTCTTCGTCAGTGTTATTAAATTTTAAACCTAATAAAGATAACTTATTCCATTCATCATCAAAAACTTTTTTGCAATCTTCTCTTTTAATTTTGCCATTATAGAAGTCTTCCATGATATCATGTACCATATTACCATAAATACCATAAGCATTTCCTAACTTTTTATCAGATGGTTCTTTCTTTATATATTTTAAAAACCATTCATATGGGTCTTGGTCAAAGGAGTTTACCCTAGAATAACTCCATATATCCTTTACCTTATATTTATTTTTTAATTCTTCTACAGTAATAGTATATAAATTATCAGCCATTGTCACTCCTATTTAATGCTCCATTTAGCTGAGCTAAACGTTTTCCAGAATACCAATGAGACTTCCTGTATTCTTCTTCATTCTTCCATTTGTCCCAAAAATTAGATTCCTGAATAAACATATTAAGTTCATCTACAAGTGTTTCAAAGTCACACAACCCCCACGAATCACTCCAATGATAATTTTCTAACACTAAAGTTTTAGGTTCTTCGTGGTCAATGATTGCTAAAGTATAACTTGGATAAGACATCATGCATAACATCTCATCTTTACGAGCAAGCATTTTTACCTCAAACCTTCCAGCGAAACAATCTTCTTTTAAGTTCTTATTAATACTTCTTATTTCTTTGTTAACTTTTCTTTGTATCTTTTTTAATTCTTTAAATTTAGGCATTTCTTTTCTCCTTTCTACAATTATTATAACATAAAATTAATTAATTGTCAACTCTTTTCCCCCATTGAGTTACTAAATTTCCTTTATATCCTTCGTCATACAAAATAAAGAATTCAGTCCAAGAGCCCACGTCAATAACTCTACATCCGTCCCGATAAACAACTCTTGTATAATAAGATTTAAAATTATGTTCTTCGAGAAAATCAGCTATGCATTGCATAGCCTCTTCTTCTGTCTTAAAATTTCCTAGTATTTTTTCATTACCAATAGAATTTTTAAACGTCAAAACCATTTTCTTTTTTACCCTCCTTTAAAAATTTTCTTGTTCTTTCTATGCACATGTCAGTGATGATATTTAAATTTGGTAATGCTTGCCAATAAGCATCTACCTTTTTTAATTCACTAACATCTCTTGGGAATGGGTCTCCTGCAGATATTTCATATTCAACTCTACTACATTCCTGCCACATAATATCTTCTCTAATATCTTCTCTAAGATTTTCTAAAGTATAATCTTTTTTGTATCTTAAATATTTTTTACAATTAAGAAATACTGAACCTGCTAAAAGCCAATTATTAAATATGTTCCACATTTCAATATCACGTTTATTGATATCATATCTAATAACATAAAATTCAAATTCAGGCATTTTGTTATTTAATGCAACTTCTCTAATTTTATTATATAAAGTAGCCATATATTAATCATCCTCAGCTTCAAATTGATAACTAAGTCTTCCAACATTATATTCTGGAGATTCATCTAAATAATATGCCATTTCAATATTCTCTATTTCTTCAGAGGTAGTTGTCTTATAAGACACTTTTAAACTTACAAACGGAACATCTGAAGGATTATCAGATAAATAATTTTCAATATTAATTGTTTCTAGATTCACCCAATTAGAATCATTTTTAGCATAAACTTTATAAAAAGCTTCCTCGACTACAGATTCTAAAAATAAAATCCATTTTTTTAAATCCATTACACTATCTTTCATAACAATATCCTTTCTAAAATTTAATTCTACTTTTAAATAGTTTTATAAAATCTTCATTACACGCATCAGCAGGGGATTCTTTTTCTTTTAAAATGTTTTCTGTATCTTTTATGTAATAAACATTTCTAATCCCTTTAAATTTTTTGCATGCCTTAAATATATCTTTGTCTTCGACATCTTTATCCCATGCAATTATAATATCAACATTTAAACTAATTAATATCTCCGCTTGTTTATCTGTAATACTATGTGTACAGACAGCAACTCCTGTCCCATCATGCAAACTGTATCTTTTTAATACGCTTTTTTCTGCTTCATATACAACTACATATCCATTTTCAATTATGCTTTCATAATTTTCAAACAGACCATATAAGTTATCCCCTTTTTGATGAGGGACAATAGGATAGTATTTAGGTATTCCTAATAACTCAGCATTAGGGATTGTAGTTCTAGACATAACACCGATTACTTTCCCACTTTCGTAATGTCTATGAGGAATAATAATCTTTCTTCTTGTCCCATCATATTGAATATTAAATGCTTCTCTTGCTAATTCTGTAATACCTTCTTTAACCCAATTAATATGAAGATATGGTTCGTAATTTGCTACCTGTATATCAACTGTTTCTTGGTCTACATCGGAATTAAGATTCCTGTTTTTATATTTTGTAAAAATATTTAAAACATCTTTTGAATTTTCTTGATAAATAGGTTGTTCGTATTTATATTTAAACCCTAGTAACGCATGAAGATATTTCATCGTTTGATAAAAATTTAAATATAAAGTCTTCATGCATAGAGTATATAAATTACCACTCCAATTATTAGTATAACAATAAATTCTTAACGTTGACTTATTAGTAGCAAGAGCAGAAGGATTATCTCCATCTGGTCTAGTTGAACGATATTCTTTGCCAAAATCTTTTATGTTATGACATCCCAAATCTTCTAATATTTTTGGTATTAAATCATTATCTATAATATATTTTTGCAATTCTATACTGTTCAATTTATAATCCTCCTTTCTCTTTCTACTAATATTATATCATAACTATCTTATTTCGTCAACTATTTTCTTCAATTAATTCTTTTATATATGGTAATTTTTTTAATTCTGTTATAAAGTCATCCCACTCTTTAATCTTATGCCCTGTTCTCTGTTTAATAATATTAATTACATTTTCATAATTCATAGTTACAGTTCTCTTTTGGTTATAAGATTCAGGTAAAAGTTTAATTAATGCATCCCAATACTTTTTTTCTTTTGTCACGACATATAATTTCCTAAGGTTCTCACACTTAAATACAATATCTTTTATCCACTCATCATAAATCATGTCGTCTACCCCCTCGAAGGAGAAGTCCGATATATCAAATGGCTTCTTGTGAATGGTGTGCATTGTGGAATAACTATTAGTAGTCACACCTATTTGATATTTGTCTGCCTGTTTCCACCAATATAACGGAGCTGTAATGTCCATACTAACAAAGATTTGTCTAAGATATTTCCTGTGTTCTGTGCCTGCTTTAAATAAACGTTTCATTAAATCTAAATCATTATCACCAATCACATATTCTTCTTTTAAATCTCCATTAGGTTCAATGGTTTCAACCCAACAACTATCACTTTTATTATGAGAATTAAGAGGGTTTCTCATCCCTCTTAACGCCCCTTCAAAGTTAAATGCTTCTAAATGTTCTACTTTAATCATTAATCTGTCAACCCCACACTATAATCTTCATCTGTTTTTACCGTATTTGTTTCCTCATAATATGCCTGTGGATATTCTTCTATATAATCTGTAGATGTAAATACTACATTTTCATAATCACTATAAGACAAATGACCAATATCACCAGCATACAACCAATGTACAATAACATCATCACCATCGCCTCCTGTAAGACATATAGCATAGCCTCTATTTAATAATATTTTACAAAGGCAGGCAACATCTTCTTCAGTATCTAAGGCTAAGCTCCCTTCCTCTCCATGAGGAATATTTTTTAAAATCCGTTTACGCCAACTTTCTTGTAACATAATATTTAATTTCCTTTCTAACTTGTAGCCAAGTTTTCAATATAACAATAACCAATTTCTTTATAAATATTTCTACTGAAATCTACTTCAGCAACTATCTGCCTATCTGTAGAACCTTCCCTAGATTTAACTACAAAGAACACTTGATATCTTTTCCTAGGGTCTAGAGGAATTTCTTTTTGATGAACTATACCATAAGCATCAACTTCATCCTGATATACTTTAAGATTTTCTTTTTCATCATCAAATAGTTTTCTCATCATGATGGCGGTAGATGATACATCACTTATACCCTTGGCTTCACCAATGCTATCTAAATCATATTTCTTCATTCTTACACTTGCCTTATTTAATTGCATTGTACATAACAAATGGACATTTTTATTCGCTGGTTTTACAGTATCATATAAAGCTACCATATTTTGATTCATCTGTACACGAATATTTTCATTAGCACCTGTCGTACTATCAGCCTTGAAGGTATCAAGAATAAAATACTTAACGCCTAGAGCAGAATATTTATTGATTACTTTAATAGCATTGCTTGTAGTGAATGTTTTAAAAGGGATAACAGTTATTAAGTGTTCTTCTTTCATCTTCTTTAACCAATCTACTGCTTTCATGATATAAGATTTTACTTCATCATTCCAGACACCTTCTTTTAAAACATATTTATGCAACTCATAATTCAATTCATTGTTAACATACCAAACGATTAATTCTCTTTGAACTCTTGATAAGTCCTCTTCGTTAATCATTATAACACATTTTTCTTTGTGTTTAATTAAAGAAGGTACGTGCACATCTCTCACAAAAGTAGATTTACCTGCATTAGTAACACCGCCAATCAATGTAACATTACCTAACATGCATCCGCCAGTCTGTTGATTTAATAAGGGCATATTTAAATATGGTAATCCAACCTCTGCACCATTTTGTAAATCTTCAATTAGCCCATCAATGTTATCACTAATATCATAAGATTTATTTAAACTGTCACTGTGTTTTAGAAAAGTGTTATTAATTTGTGCCTGTAGAATTGCATAAATTTCATCAAGAGACATGTCCGCAAAATCACTTAACTTATCTTTGACTGGGAATCCCTGTTTATTCATTTCAAATACAGCATTCCACTTTTGTAATTCTAATACATAACCAACAATGTTTTCTTTCTTTATAAAAGAGCCAGCCTTTATGATGGTATCATAACCACCATACTCTTCATACTTTTCTTTTAATTTAAGATGTTTTTCTAAATAAAAATTTACAGTCAGTTCATCTATGCTTTCTTTTTTTTCTTCAATAAAAATGTCGTGGACTATCTGCCAATAAACTCTCCATGTATTTGTATGAAAAGATTCTAATTCTATATCTCTAAAATCATACATTACTTCTGGGAACTTCCAAAAAGTTGCCACAACATTTGCTTCTGCTGGAAGCATATAATTTAAAAGTATCTGCGCTGTTTCATAACGTTCTTTTTCAAAAGGTGTTAATTCTTCTACCATAATTTATCTATCTCATCGCTCCTTAATTCTATCGTTTTTCTAACATAATTATCTCTACCATATAACAAATTATTTTCTGCTAAATATTGTGCATCGTCAAGTGTCCGATTCTTTTGCTCTTGTATCTTCTTGTTAAGATTAACTTTCTTTTTAATATCATTCATACTATTGGCCACGACCACCATCATATAGTTAATCTTATGTTTTTCTGTCTTAAATGTTTTGGTGTTAAAAGCGTATTCAATCCGATTCTTATTTATCATAAATGAATATAATATCATTTTATAAGTGTAATTGAATACGCCATCTTCACCTAAAGCAAGTTCGTTTATTTTCTTTTTTAAAAATGGCGGAGTTTTTTGAGTGTCACTATAATATAAGATATTATTTTTGACATAGTTTAATAAATCATTTAACTCTTTCTTCTCTTCCTTAGTCATATTTTTCCTCCTTTCATTTTATTATATCACAAACATTATTACTTGTCAATATGTTCACCCCTATTTTTAGGGGCGTAATTATTAATTCAATTTTTCAATTGCAGATAATAAACTAATTAACTTGTTTAATTCTAAACTATCAATTGCATCTGCATTAGAAATTTCATATTCCTTAAAGATAGACTGCAACTTTGCAACGCTTTCTGCTTCTTTCTTTGAGAGAATATTCTTCATAGAATCCTTAATTGAAGTGACCAGTTCTTCTCTTCTTCTAGTATCAGCTTTCTGCTCCTTCTTCTGAGCATTCTCTGAGAGAATTTGAGAATCCTTTTCTTCTTTCTTAATCTGCTTTTTCATTTCCTTTTCTGAAATTGGAACCGACTGAGAATTTTTAACTCCTTCTTTAAAAGCCTGTAAGAAATTTTCTGCAGATAATGGTAACTTTTCAGGCATACCTACAAATCTACTCTTAGCATCAATCAAACCTGTATCTCTAAAATACATCATGCGACTTGAGCCAGCAATTCTTCCTGCCTTATCAGCATTACCACCTACGACATTAAGTTCGTTAACAATATTAACTACCATCTGTGCAGTGTCAGCTACGGCTCCAAAGTATTTATTTGACAGGTTGTTTGTATACTGTTCGTACACATCGCCAGTTACAGGGTCAATCTTATCCTTAACCTTAACATGTCCGATAATGAATACTCCATATCCAGCGTTTCTTAAACGAGAAATCTGTTCTGTTACAAGTTCTACAGCACGCTGCTGTCCCCGTCCGTAGCCACCAAGTGCTGCATTAAGACTCTCAGGGTAGGTACCCTTCTTCTTCTTGTGCTCTTCAAATACTCTCTGTTCTGCTAAAGGATAAAGTTCGTCTAAAGTATCAAGACATACAATCTTAATTTTGTAATTTGATTTATTATTTACTAAATCATCAATTACTTCTACGAGACCACGTGTCCAATATTCTTCTGGTACTCCTTCTTCACTTTCAGGATAACCATATTCCTTTGTCCATTCATGAACTTCTTCAACCTGTAAATCATCTAATGCATGATAGCCACTTTCGTTTCCGCAAGAGATTAATAATCCACATTCTGGAGAACCATATTCTACTTTAACAATATCTCTAAACAGAGTTGTCTTACCAATTCCTCTCTGACCAATAAGGACATACTGAGGATAACTACATAAATCAACCTTAACTTTATTCATCTTAAATGCCATAAATAATTACCCTCCTATCCAAATAATTCCGCAAACAGCGCATCATCGTCTTTTGGCGTTTCTAACTTTGGAGCTGCCTTTTCGACTTTTGGTTTTACAGTTTCAGATTTTGAATTCATAAAATCAAAATCATCTGTTGTATACTTTTCCTTATTGTTCATGATTAACATCTTGCCATCCTGAATAATAACTCTTGGTCTATTGAACACCATCATCTGTATTAATGAATTATTATTTGTTGCAATTTTTGCTAATTCATTTTCAGAAATTAAACCTAACTCTACAAGCTTTCTGACGTCTTCAGGAACATCTTCCAGACCAACTGTCTGTGTATTACCAACAGATACAATGCTACCTTCAATGGTTGTCTCTGCTAAATACTTATTCATTGGTCTAAAATATTCACTAATAATCTTCTTCCAATTATCACTTTCTTTTGTGTTGATATAGAACTTAAATGGTAAAGGTAAAATTGACTTTTCGATTCCATGATATTCCTTCATGTATTCAGTAACAAAACAATTCATTTCAACCATTCCATTTTCATCAACGCCTTCTAAAGAATCATAACAATCTTTGTCCGTTACTACTGTCATAGTAAAGTCAGCATGTAGTACAGGATTTTCTCTTTCGTTTAAATAAATTCTCTTAATATTTAAAGTAAATAATGTCTTACCCTGTTCATCTACTCTAAATGAAATATCGCCAGAGATATTTAAGACCATACCATCTTCGAGTGTAGCCTGTAAATATTTAACAGCGTCTTCCTTTGCCAAGAACTTCTTTGAAATTAATTTACCATCAGAATCTTTTTCAATATTGAAAATGGTAAAACTGTCTAGAGAAATGTTTTTCAAAATTGAATCGTCAAATCTGTTTTCAAATGGCACTTTAATCTGCTTCTGATAATCAGTTCTAATCTTGCCATCTTCTTCCTTGATTCCTAAGGCATAGATAGTATTTTCACCAGTGACAAAATGACCACCTACTAAATTACAAAATACATTTCCCTGCCCACAATCTAAAACTAGATTTGCATTTGAATAAATATAATTACTTCCCTCTTTACGCTTATCAATATTAAACGTATTGTTTGTTAATCTTAACTTTCCTGTTACATTAAAATTTCTAATTCCTTTTTTAAAATTCATAATTTCTTTTACAATTTCCTTTCTTTACAATTAATCACTAACCCATAATGTTTTACTTTTTCCTAATAAACTCATTGCCCAATCATCAAGATACTCTTCTGAATATCCTCTTCTTAAATATACATCTCTTAATGTACACTTACCTTCAATGCTTGCCTTGCGAGGATGATAGATATAATTTGCTTCTGCTAACTTAACTAAATCAATTAAATTTTCACAAGTCTCAAGTAAAGCCTTTACGCTACGTTTTGTCTTTAGTTCTTCTGCAGAATTTAAATAATCTTCTTCGCATTGTAATACACTTGGAAAAGTAAATGATGAATGATAAATCCCTTTGATATCTGTATAATGATTATCACATTCATTTAATACATCATTTACTACTTCCTCAGGTAGAATATGATTTTTTAAATACTCTTTTGCCAAAATACTATCCTCCTTTCTACATATATTATACAATTTAATTTTCAAAAAATGCAAAACGATTTTGAAATTAAATTTTAATGTATATGATAGTAATTGGATAATATATGCGTTTAATCATCTACTGAAAAGAATATATCCTCTATCTTTACACAATCCATTGCTTCGTGAATTTTACCATGCGTTGCTTTATTTAAAGCAACTTCTGCCGTAAGTAATTCATTAGACAAATTTTCATTTTCAATTCTCAAATTCTTAATTTCTTTTCCCAAATTCAGAATTTTATTTTCATATAAAGAAACCAAATCTCTCATATCTTTATATAAACAATATGCTGATATATTAATATCTTCTAAATCACTTTCTTGTATCATATCTTCATTTAATAATGAGACATTATAAATTATATGTATATTGTTTTTTATTTTTTCTTTTAATTCTTTAATATCCATTCCATTCTTCACACTTACCCTTTCTGTTATTCTTTATCTTTGTCTTTAATAATTTTAATAAACTTCTTTTGATAATATTCTGACACAAAACCAAAAGTTAATAACCCAATAGACAGAGACAATCCAGCATCCATAAAAGACATACCTATTAATGCAACACCAATGCCAAAATAGAACCCAATTTGTAATGATTTTAATCTCGCCTGTGTCTCTATGTCATAAAAACTACTTGCACTTCTTATAATTCCTAAAATTAATGGAACAATTCCTATCACTACAACCCACATCTTCTTTTCACCTTTTTCCTTTCTATTTTTTTAAAATTTAACTTACAAAATCCTCTTCATCAAAGAAATATTCATTTAACAAATCACAAATCCTATTCCGCATTTCGTTGATTGCGTCTTCCTTGTTATCTGCAACATAATCTTCCAGTAAACGACCTTTATATTCATCTGTAATAAAATCAATTTCTTCCTTAGAATATGTTTCATCAAACTGAAGACCATCCACACAAACAAATACTCCCTTTTCTTTTTCATAAACTCCAACAAACATTTCGCCAACACTACACTTTTTAATAAACTTCATTCTAATTTCTCCTTTCATTTACATTTTTATTATAACACATTTCATTTCGTTTGTCAATATCTAATTTTCAAAATGGCAAATCCAAATTAGGAACATGATTACTTAAAATATATTTTTTATATTTTACTGGTTCACCATATCTATTTCTTCTTAATAACCATTTATCCTCTATGTCATATTCCAATCTTAACTGTCTAATATATTCAGACAACCTTGTACAACCTAATTCTTGAATTGCTTCCCAACTAGTGATACTACCATAATCTTCTAAATATTTAATTATTCTATCTTTCATTGTAAACTTTTTCATTTCTTTCTCCTTCCCAAACATTCAAACCCATAGATATTCTTAAAGCATTATTAATTTTTTTCATTATCTTCATGTCGACTGAATAGTTTTTCTTTCTTAAAATCTGTTGCTCACTTACTGTTGTAACTTGTTCACATAAAGCATAACTATTTTCTTCAATCTCAACATGTGTAGGTAAGATAGGTTTATGTTTAGTGGTTAGGGGAACAACGATATAGGTGCTACTATATGTGTTCCCATAATCATTAGACACCACTATGCAAGGTCTAATTCCCGACTGTACACTCCCCATTCTTATTCCTAAGTCACAGAAGATAATGTCACCACGTTTAACTTCCCATTTCGTCATAAACGTACCCAAACAATCCTAATACATTAATATGCCATAAACAATTTTTAATTCTGTCATATGGTAAACTCATAATTTGCTTATAGAAATCTAAATAGTTTTCCCAATCTTGAATTTCATTTTCAAATTCTTCTACCAAACTATCCTCAAAATAATCTTTACAATATGCTCCACTTAATCTAGCCATCACATCTTCAAAGTCCGTAAACTCTTCACTTTCAATGTCTGCTAAATTAGCGCCTGTTAAATCATGTAATTTTAAAATTGTTTCTCCGTCTTCATTTTTTGAAATTAATAATTCAAATTCCATATAATCTAATACTTCATTAACAATTTTGTAATCCCAATATGTTCTCATAATATAGTTTTCCATTTTATTATTCTCCTTCCCATAACAAGCAGTTAATTGCTTGAAGAGCCAACTTCAAACCCAACTCTTTCCCTTGAAGATAACCCTTATCCCAATCAGACAATCTGTTATATGTATAAGTGTATATCTTATTCTCAACATTTTGCAATTCATATGCTAATTGTTTTTTCAATTCTAACATTTCTAAATTCTGTTTTTCCATTTTGTTATTCTCCTTTCAATATCTTTTTCAATTCTCTAATTTTAAAGCCATCCTTATTATATTTTCTTGAAAGCAACTCACCATTAATTTCACCATCCCATTCAACATATTCGGGGGTAAAACTTCTAAAAATAAAATCTGTATCTGGACTATATCCATTAGTAGATAATCCTTTATGTGCCCACATTCCATTTGCACATCCTGTTACACCAACCTTGAAGCATACATATCCATCAAATCCTAAATCAATAGCATTGTTTAAGAATGAGTACATATTTTTTAAATCAGTTAATGACAGAGAATTTTTCCACCAATCAAAGATTGACAATTCCTTATACACTTTCCTAATCTCTAATCCAAATCTACAATTGTATTTTTTAATATCGTTTTCCATTTCATTAATATGTTCTTTTACTAAGTCTCTTACTGCTCTTGCATTAATCTTTTCAAATCCATCTTTCATTTTCGTCACCATCTTTAACCTTTCTAACTTTACATTCTTATTATAACATATTTAATTACATTTGTCAATACTAATTTTTAAATTTCTCAATCGGTTTAATGCCACATATAATTAAATCTTTATTTAATTCCCATACGCTTGAATAATATTGGTCTTCAATAAAATCCTTTACTGTTTCTCCAAAGAAAGCTACACCGCCAAAGTCTGTATCGTCATCTTCTAGTACATAATTCAAAACTTTTTTCACTGGTGTGTTTCTAATTTTCTCAAACAGTTTTAAATTTTCTAAATCCTTTTTGTCCTTATATTCAAGCCCAAGAAATAAACAATCTTCACATACATAAATCCACGTGCCGTGAAACAAATATCCCTCTACCATATGACTATCACATATAGGACATTTCATATTCACTTCATATGTATCATAATCTGAAACTTTATTTCCCATCTTAATTCTCCTTTCTGTCTTTTACAACATGGTAATAGTACCACTCTGCACCCTCTTCAATTAAATGAACAATTTCATTTTCCAAATCACCATCATTGATGATACAATTATAAGTCTTTTTAACTAAATTGTCAAGTTCTTTTTCAGAAATATTTTCTAAATCTTTATCTTCAACATTGTTATTATATAATAAATTTTCAATAATACCATAAATCCAATTATTCATTTTAACACCTCTCTTCCTAGTCTTCTAATTCCAGACTTGCCTTATACTTTTCTTTTGCATTGCTAGTCACAATCTTTTTCATTTGTTCTTTTGCAAACTTTTCAATTGTTGTAAACTCACTATTAGACAGTCTGTCATATTCTCTGTCTGTCAATCCGACAACTAACCAATGACATCCCATAGGATTGTCATGTGAGTATTCCTTTAACAAAATACTTTTCTCTCCACGTGTTGCACCCTCAATGTAAAATTCATTGTCATAGTCTACGGATAAAGCGTCTTCAATATTGTTTTTAAATCTGTATGCATTTCTTCTTCTCCATCCATAGCCAAGTGCAAATACTAAATACTGTTCATGAGGCTTAACTAATTCATTGTTAACAAACTCACGATAAGAAACTGTATCAAAGAAGTCAAAATAACAATCCTTATATTCTTCTTTTATGCCGTTGAGTTCATTTCCATTTAACAGATAAGTATCACCATCCATATCAGTTATTGCATATAAACTAAATTCATTTGCAATTCCTAATCCACTCCAATTTTTTAAATCTTTAATCTTCATAATATGTTCACCTTGTTTAACCTTTCTACGAGTACATTGTACTACAATTTATTTGTTTTGTCAAGTGTTTTTGATTAATTTTTCATAAAATTAATCTTCTTCATCATCGTCTTCTTCTTCATCCTCTTCATCTTTAATACCCAACATCTCAAAGATATTTTCCCAATCGAACCATAACCAATCGTTAACTTCTGTAAGTGTTGGTACGTTGCCTGAATAAGTATCAAATACTTCATCAAACAAATCCATAAATTCATCTTCTAAATTCTCATCCATTATGCGTTGTAATGTTTCAGTAGCACCACTCCAACTTGCACAATATAACTGATAAACGTCATAATCTTTTTTAATCTCCATAACTTTTCACTCTTACCCTTTCTTTACACCTTAAGTATAACATACTTTCTAGTCATTGTCAAGTGTTTTATTAACTTTTTCAACATATTTTTTTGTGTTGACGTTAGAACAATATTTATCAAAAATATCTTTAATAGTCTGTCTTTCTTCTCTAGACATTGTTGCATAATAATATCCTTTACTTCCAATATCTGCAACAATAATATCTTCTAGCCGTTCTGTAAAAGTTAACATCTGCTGACAATCAAAGTCATAAAAGTAATCTCCATTATTGACATCAGTATCTAAAGAGACAACCTCTTCTAAATGACTTTTAAATATTAATTTCTGTAAAACATTCCATTCATCTGTAGTTAATTTAACATAGTAATTCATATCTGTTCTCCTTTCCAATTACGTCACCATTATAACAGATATTTCCTACCCCGTCAAGCGATATTTTCACTTTCACATAATTTCACATAATTTAAATCTGTTCTGCTTTCAATCAGCATTCTAGAACCGTTTTATAGACCATATATTATACATCACATATTTTCACATAATTATTTCACACTTCTTATTTAAAAATATTTCACATTTAATATTTATATTTTTTAAAAATAAAAATGTATAATATAGATTATTTACTACATAGTATTTTTTGTGGGAGAGAAAAAATAAATCGACTGAAAGGTTCGGTGATATTTAAAGAGTCGATTTATTATGTTCAGTTATTAACTGTGTATTTCTATATTGTCACTACATCTCAGATTTTCAATATTCAAATAGCAAATCTCAAAACACTTTTCTATATTGTCAAATCCTGTCAAGTCACAATAATAATATGTCTGTTCTACAATTTCTTCTGCCTCTTCTTCAGTTACCTTATCATAGTACATACTTTCATCAACTAACTTTCTAAAGGTGTCGCAAGTAATTACTTCTCCAACATTGTTTTTTAAACACAACATTGCTACTTCTTCAATACTGATTTCATTTCTATCACCTAAATATTCAGTCACATCCAAAGTATCTAATACGTAACCACTACCACTCCAAACGTAAACCTCTTTTGGTAAATCCGTTCTTATTTTTTCAATTTCATTTATCAATTTCTGAATTCTATTCATGCTTTACACCTCTCTTTCTGTCTTAATTATAACACATCTTAATACATTTGTCAATAGAAAATGTTAAACTTTTCTTCAAACTTTTTAAAGTTTTCACTCCACTGTAAGTATTCACATACACATGTATATAAACCTCTGTCATATCTGTCATACTCACTATTAACAAAGTCTTCTGCAATTTCTAAACATCTACTATAAACAATATCAGTTTCAGCATTGCCA